TTCTGCAGATTATTGATAAATCCGGTCTGCATTGAATTCGGTTGTAACCGATACGCCTCCAACGACGGAATCTGTTCCTGGCGCGCCAATTCCTTCTGTTTGCGGATGATTTTATTTCTTGTATAGTTTTCCGTATAACTGTCAATAAACTGTTCAAATTCCACTGCCTGCGAAGAATTCCACAAATCCTCAAATTCCGCCAGCACACTTTGCGCATACTTACCTTGTTCCGTGGAAACAATCCTCGTATTCCATTCCCGATTCACAGTAAGCGCGCTGAGTGTCATATTGGAACTTCCCACAATAATCCGGTACATCTCTTCTTTTTTGAAAATATAACCTTTTGTGTGAAATCCTTCTTCTGTCTGATCTGTTACATACATCTTTACATGCAAATTGGAAAATTCTTCTAATTTCCGCAACGCCTTCGGATCACTGAATGTCAAATAATCCGTTGTCAAAATCCGCCCCGGAATCCCCCGTTTCTCCAGTTCTTTTAATGTCTGAAGCAGCGGTGTAATACCACTCATCGTGATAAATGCCACACTGATGGCAAACTGCTCACAAGATAGTAACTCGTCCTCGATAGATGAAATGACTTTCCGTCCCTCCTTGTAATTGTTGGATACAAACTGCGGTCGGTAAGCCAGGTTGGAGGAGATGGTATGGTCGATGAAGGCGGTGGTTAAGCCTTGCGTTATGTCTGTTATTATTGTTTGATTCATTTTCTGGTTTCTCTCTTGTTATTGAATTTATACATAACTTAATTTTTCGTTTATATCATTATTCTGTTACTCTAGGCCTCTTAATATTTTAATTCTCTTTTTCATTAATGGCCAGATAGTAACTAAATAATCTTTCCAATGGTGCAAATTTATTATATCTCTTTTCAAGTTCTTTCAATTCTTTATAAGTTTTCTTTTCATCATTCGTCATATCTATAGGATTTTTATATAATAAATCCTCATAACTATATATAGTGACTTCCATATCCAAAATTTCTTCTTGCAGTTCATATATTTCTTCACGCGATACATTTAAACTAATAGAACAAGGAATTTCTTCAACAAAGCCAAGTTTATATAAATTGTAATCTTCAATAGTAATTTCAACATTCCAGTTGGGTTTGAATTCTGCTAGTAATGATTTGTAGAAAGCTGCTGAAGATTTTGTTATACCTTTTATTATCATTATGCCACCTATCTTTCTAATGCGCCCTCGTCTCCCCTTCTCATTTGCCCATCCTTATATCTATATAAATATAACATTCATTATATTAAAACTCATAATTACTTGTTAGAATATATAACTTGGCATTTCACTTCATAAATCAATAATACCTACTTCTTCCAATAAATCGCGAGTCAATTTAGAAAATGGACGTTTCAAAAAATCTGTTGCATCTATGTAGTTTCCAAAAATAATTCTAATTATTTCATCATCCGATGAAAATAGCTCTGGAAAACTATTCAACAAATCATTTCTCATCTCCTTGCTATAAATTTGAGCTTTTTTAAGAATCTCTTGAATATAATCCACATGAGAATTATATGATGATTGAATTGCCATCACCTCTAAATTACGTTCCATTTTTTCTTTAAATTCTATATCTTCAACATCATATTTAAAACTTACCTTTATTTCCCTTGGATCATCTAGCCAATTACTTTTTTGAGGAATATATGATATCCGCAAATGGGAAAAATTATATGAATGATCATGTGGCGAAATACCAATTTCTTCTATAGATTTAATATGGTTACACGACGAACAAGAAGGCACAAGATTGTATAATGAGACAGAAAAAATAGGATATTTATCTCTGGGAAAGAAATGATCTAACTGAGCCATCGTATATTTTTTTCCATTTTTCTTTTTTCGATTTACAATAAAATTCTCATTACAATATGGACAACATTTTATTCCATATTTTTGAATTAATTGTTGATTAATCCCTTTATCAATAAGTTTATCATACAATTTATAAAATATTTTCCACTTCTCCTTAATAACTTTTTTCCTATCTCCGTTTTTATCTACTATTTCTTTTAAGAAAATATCATCTGCATTATTATATATCTTTCTATAAATTTTTTCTAAATCCGAATAAGGTGCAAGTACAAGTTTTTCAAATAATGTATATTCTTCATATTCTGATGAAAAATATGTTTCGTCAACTATTTCTGCAATTAATTGATTAATATTTTCTAATTTGTTAGCATAAGCTGTTCTCCTTTTATTCTCATCCTTAAATCTAGCCTTAAATCTAGCATCTACCAGTACCTTTTTTATCATTTCTAAATACCAGTTTTCTTCTTTAAAATAAGGTAACTCAATCATCAACCATCACCCTCTAAGTTTTCTAATTATGTCAGTAATATTAAGTAACTCTGTTTCTAATTGTTCTAATGCTTCTTTATTTATATTACTACTTAATATGTATTTTTGTAATTCATCAACCCGTTTTTTATAAAATTTAATTTTTTCATTTTGATTTGGAATATCTTCTGGAAATTTATAATAATACATTTGTTGTAATTTTTCTTTTATAATTGGCTCGCCAATAACCGAAATTATATATTTTGCTTCCTCCTTGCTTTTGCATAAAGAATCTTGATCTGAAAGGAATCTAATGACATTATCTATTTTTTTCTTCGCAAATACTCCCATAGAAGTATTAATATAAAACTTGTTTTTCATAAGAATATGTATATTACTTCCAAATGATTCAACAGAATTCTGCTCCTCATGCACTTTTCTATTTTCAAGGTATGTAATATTTGCAGCCGGAATATCAGATAACACTATCGGGGTATTGCTAGTTAAAATAATTTGCACATAAAATCCTTCAAAAACTTTCGAAATAATTCCCAATAATTCATTTATCAATTCAATTTGATATTGTGGATGAAAATATGCATCGACTTCATCTAAAAGTAAAATAATATTTCTACTGTCCTCTTCGCTCTTCCTTTCTCTTATTTTCTCTAAAGCATCATATAATGAAAGCAAAAAATTAACCTTACTTTCCTCACCCGAACTATAATATCCTTGCGTTGCATTTGGGACTAAGTCGCACGAAAAAAATCTGTTGCTTCTATTGGAAGAAAGTAGATGTCGCACTAAATCAATATCATCTGCTTCCCATTTATATACAAACTCCTTCGATGATTGCCAACGTAATACATATTTCTTTCTATCATCGTCTAAAAATTTCAGTATTTCAATCCATTTTACGATTTCTTCAGATTTAAGAGATTCTAAGCAATGTCTAGCAATCATAATTCCTGTTTTTTCTTCTGTATCAGCTAATTCATTTATAAAATTGTTGAATTTTTCTTGATTTATTATCTTATTTTGTAATAAATGCAACATTAAATCCACTGAAAATTTATTTATCGCGGCTTCAAATGCAATTTTACGTTCATTATTACCTTTTTGATATAAAATATATCTTTTGGCTCCTATCCATCTATTATTAGGAAATTTTTCTTGATCATAAAAGCCTTTATATTCGTTTTCTTTATTCAGTAACTTGAAATGTAAAAGATCAGGCACGGATACCTTATTTTTTATAAATAACTCCTTAAATGAATCCACTGAAGAAAGTTCCAATATTCTGATATTACGATAATTCTGATATGCAACTTGAATTGTGGTGGATTGTAGCTCCGATAATGAATTGGCTTGATTCAATATCTTACAAATTTCTTTATCTCTAGAGACATTAATAACAAATTCATCACTTTTCAAAAGCCCTAGCGAACCAAAATAATTTGAAAAAAACACCAAATTTTTGAAAAAATAGCTATTATCATGTGGAATATAATTTTTTTCTGCTCTACGTAATTGTTCAAAATATTCTTTCTCTTCGAATATATTAATTTTTATTTCATCATCGGATCTTCTAATTTTTAAATCAAGAAAATTGTGAAAAACTATATAAGTTCCACTTTGATTAACTATGAAGAGAACCCCCTCTCCATGCATAGTAGTAATGCCACTTCCAATTTGATTTAGTATAAATCGTAAAAGCGATGTTTTACCAGCTCCATTTTTACCAGTTATAACATTTACTGTACTTATATTTTCGCCCCAAAATCCCTTTGGTTGTATTTCATCACATGTTCTTTTTGACACCTTCAAAACATATTTATAATAAGTGTGGCTCGTATCTACCTCAACATGAAATAAATAATTTTGATCAAAATTAAAATCTGCATTATCAAAGCACATATTATCACTTACATTTACATAACAAAGAAATGCTTTTTTATTCATATTTTCCCCCAACACATAATACTTTATCTGATGTTTTTCTTTCCTTATCTCATCTAGGTGCTTCCATTTTTAATACCATTCTATCTTCTCGTATATTTACAACTAGGATAATTACTGCACCCAAAAAACCTACCATATATTCCATGTCGTTCCCGCAATTTTCCACCACATTCAGGACATATTGTTGGATCATAGTTTTTTGGGACATTTTTTACCGACTCACTTACTTTTATTTTGGAAAATTTCCGCGTCTTGGCACATTGTTTGCATGTTCCGAGATTAATATGTCCAGCCCCTCCATATGATACGAACTTTTCTTCTTTTGCGATTTCTCCACAAAATTCGCATTTAATCCATCGATTTCCAAAAGCATCTCTAATTGGTGTATCCTGTTGTTTAAAACCTGATTCCATATTTTTTTTAAAATCTTCTTCTCGTTTTGCACTTTCAATCTGACGTTGTTTCTCTTCTTTTTCCTTTCGTTCAGCTTCTTGTTGTTCGTGAAATCTTTGCTCTTCTTTCCATTTTTGTTCCTCGATACGCCGTTGATTTTCCCTGCGTTTTCGTTCCTCCTGTTCCTGCATTTGTCTTTTACTTTCTTCTATCAAATACCGTTTTTTTTTCTCTATCTCTTTCTGAAATTTATTTTCTACTCTTTCTAACAGATCCATTATATTCTTTTCAGAATATGTGATGGTACCGTCTGACCATATTCCATAGTCTTTAAGTAAGCCTGATGCAATAATAAGTTCATACCATATACCTTGGACATCTTTTCTATAACATATAGCACGCATTTTTGCTTTACTATAATCCCCTTCATTATTTGAAAGCAACAAACAGTACCCCTGTTTGTTCTGAATTTTCATGAGTCCTTCTGGATATTGCCCATTTCGGTTCTCATTCATAATATCTACTACATAGATAAGATGTATATTTTGACTATTACTATCAAGAATATCAAATTTTTCATCAGATAAATTTCTTCTATCATGACAATAACTAAGCGCAATTTTCTTTTCTTTTGATAAGAAAGAAAATTCATACTTTCTTTTATTATTTTCGACAGCATAAATAGGAATTCTCGTTTCTATATCATTAGTTTGCAATTTATCATCCAACCAACATTTTAAAACAATTTTTGACTCAACAGACTCCTTACCTTCTGTTTTAAAAGTACAATTGCTCTTGGATGTTCCATCTTTAATTCTAAAATGTTGTTCACGAAGATTTTTATCTCCCGCAACTAATATAAGATTTGCTCCACAACCGCATGGGCAGAACAGCTTATTACTTCGACTTTTTTCCCTTAGATTTATCAGCTTATATGGAATATTAATTTGATTCCCGTTAACAACTGTATAAATAGATTCAATACCTATATATTTACCATTACACAACGCAACTGTTCTTTGAGCCATATATTCTCCCTTTCTTTAGCTACATATGTTTAATAAATGTTTCATCATCTATAATTTTCAAAATAAACTCAAGTTTTCTTTCTTTTTTATTTTTATCGATTAGCATACCTGATATAATTACAATACCGGCAAATAATATTTCGACTAAATATTTCTGATTTCCTATCTCTTGTTTAAAAAATGCAGAAACAAAAGCAAGCATTAGAGTTATAACAGCCATAGAAAATGCACTTAATTTATTTTTTATATATGATTCACAGCTTACTTTATAATCCAAATATACTCCCATTTTATCTTTGTTCATTTGTATTTTCTGCAATATTTTTCTTTTTAAAGTTGAACTTAAAGGTTCCATTGTCACTTCTACTTCCGAAGATGCTTCCTTGTATATTTCAAGCAATTCCGTATAACGCTTTTTTATTAAGTCTTCTCTACTCCACCAGTGCTTCAATTTATTTACAAATCTATTTTTTCTATTTTCATAATCACGTTTTGGGGCTTTCAGATTATTTATATATATAAGCGACACCGCAACCATTGTCGGCATAACTGTCTTAAATAATTCCAGCTTAAAATCTAACCTTAGATATGCTTCTACCAATTGTTTATAATTCATTGCTTTCTCCCGAGTTATCTTTTATATACATTTCTATACCAGCTTCTCTCCAAACTGTTCAACCGTAGTATCCGCATCCCGATCCGACACAGGTTTTCCCATTGCTTTTTCAATCAATCCCAGAAGTTCCTTCGCTCTATCAATAAAATAAGCATGAAAATCATCCGTAACCAATGCCTTATAATCAATACAATGAGACTCTATCCTTTCTTTTAAAACATCTTCTGTCAATCCATCTACCTTTTTCAAAATATTTTTCGTGTATTCACTCGGGGCTCTACCGCCGATAGAGCGATTGGTAGCTGGTAAAATTGGTGTTTTATTGACAATTGAATTATAATATTTCCGTTCAATTCTCATCTTAACACAATACGCCTCCGGGAAGATATGATGAATATCAGGTGATTCCAACATACTGTTCACAATATCAATTGTGGTATCATTCATGAAATCTCGGCATTTTTCTTTATAAAGCAATGCAATGACACCCTTATATGCTGCACTCAGTCTGGTTTGTAATGTAAGCAGTCTTGTTGCTGAAAAGAATGCGCTGTTAATTGTTCTGGCTGGATTTGGTCTTTGGAATACTTCGTCTATAACATCTTCCATATCATTTGCATATCTGGTCTCATTGGCACCGCCATACATTTCTCCAAGTATTCCACACCAATACCATTTAGACAGAATCTTAATTGTATTTGCTTCATTACACTTACTTTTTCCTAAATAGGCACATATCGCTGCAAGTGGTATCAGCTGAGTTGTATATGGCAAATCTCTTTGTCTGAAAACGAACTGATACTGAAGAAGAAAATTTCTGGCAATTCTATATCCATCCAGAACAACATCGCGATTTGCTATGTATGACTCATACGGAAGATTTAGTACATCTTTCTTTTTACAACTTACAGCTCTCGCATGATCCTTTCCTGCCTGTTTGTCTACATAACTGGTATACAACGTTACTGTAGTTAAAAACGTAGTTTCATCAATTCCATCAAGCAGATCTGTTCTTAATGTATCATCTATTCCCTGGATTTGCTTTCTACATTTTTTCCAGTCTTTCCGCAAATCAAATTCCTGAGTAGCATAAGTTGCCGTAACCAATTCGAATACCGTAAGCGGTACTCCACCTGTATTCACATTTTCGAACACCTTGCAAACAGCTTCCCGTGGAGTAGATTTATCTAATGTAATTACGGGCAATTTATATTTAACGATTGTATTCATCACCTCATTTTGAAAGCTTTTAAGAAGTTCCAGTTCATCCGTTTTTCCAGAATAGTACGTCATATATCCAAACTGCCACTGTAACAATGCGTTACTATCAAAGATAATATTGACTGGAAACATTTTCAGTTCGTATTCTTTATCTTGCGTAGAGAGATCCAATTTTACATCTCTGTCAAAATTCTCTTTTATTTTTCTGTCTGATGGAACAGATATTACTGCATCGATTCGATCTTCATATTTATCCATGCACTTTTCCATAGATAAATAATAATAACGTTCTATATTATTTTTTCCTTTTTCCGTTTTTGTAGAAACTGGTTGCTGAGAAAACATCGATTGATAAATGGATGTTAATCTTTGCTGACCATCCAATACCAGAAAATCTGGAACAACATTTAGTTCTCCCACACCTTTAATTGTCCTGTATTTAAATTTGATTTCCGGATTACCATATTGTAAACGCATAATTGCTCCCATAGGATAGCCCTGTGATAAACTGGCAATAATACCACAGATTCTCCCGTCATCCCATGTCCAGTCTCGTTGGAATTCTGGAAGTTGTGTTTTTCCTGTATTTACTTCATCTAAAAGTTGACTTAAATTTGTATCTAATGATGATGGTGAAATAATCATTTGTTTTCCCTCTCTTTTTAACTCGTCCTCTTACAACTCTTCGCATAAAACTGAAACTTCTTCGCCACTTCATTCAACGATCCAATCGCATAATATCCGTCCTTATTTTTCCCAACGCACCCTATCAACGGAGATGCCAGGAATTTAAGGATATCTTCAATTTCATCCAGATTAGGATTTATCGAAAATCTTTCGTCATCTCTCACTGTTCGATAAATCTCACGGGAAGTAAGGATCCCTTCTGTTACTTCGTCTTTGCTTTCATTTACAAGACACCCCACAATTGCATCTACCAATAGACCGTAGCGTTCGGTTCGATTTCTTGCTTCGTCCAGGACACTGATATCTACGATTCCTGTCTGTTCAAAGATCTTTTTGTAATCTTCTCCGGTTAATGGAATCTCTACCTGGTTGCGAATCAACTGTTCCAGTGTGTCCACATCAATCAGTGCAACTTTATGTTCTTTGCATCGGTTTAATAGTCTTTCCCCTCGAAAAGAACATCCGACGATTGCAGAATAATCCGCATGATGAAGTTTTCGGTGGTCTTTCAAAGTGTCAAAGTCAATCTGATCCTCCGTGACATTTCCAGACTGCGTAGATTTTGCATCTACTGCGACAGCATAAGATAATTTCGGAGCTGTTCTTGCTTTGATCAGAACATCGGTTTTTCCGGAGCCGCCAAGCCAGGTTGCATCATAACCGATAAAATCGAATGCTGCTTTTATGGCTTTTTCAAATCTGTTGGGATTATAGGAATCTTTACTGGACAGTCTTAATTCTGTAATAAGGCTTTCACAGGAATCATCGTAACAATCGCCTGCATTTTCCTCTTTCTTTATTTCGAATGATTTAATACTCTCTTTCGCCACAATGCCAAAAGTATCCAGAAGTTTTTCTCCTCTGGCGGTGAGTCCATATTTATCGTTTGTCACACTGTAAATCAGCTTAGCAGCAGATAAAAGAATCAGTCTTTTACGCGTTTCCTCGATACTTTCCCTGTCGAATCCGTAAGATACCTTAGCTATGATGGAAACAAACTATCCAGCATTTACAGTACCTAGAGGGTTCAAATGTAGGAATAATCGAGAAATAAACGACACCCACACGAACTTAACTACCTCTATCTACTGTTCAAAACCATCTTCAATCACATCGCCCGTAGAATCCAAAAGAACCGAGTTGCGGGCTTTGCGATATATGATTTGTCCCTGAATTGTTTTACCGGAACTGTCTTTGATTGGGTTTCCGCTTGAGTCCTCGATGTTGTCTAAGAATACGAACTCATTAGGATATCCTGCGAAAGCCGTTCCGGTAATAATTGTACCATCTGCTTTGTGTGCTGTATAGCCCTTTAGCAAAGCTTCTTCCGTAACAGTATCGCCGGTAAGGTCGATCAAAACTTTATTGCCGAATACGACTTTATTCGCAGCCATTCAACGAGACCTCCTTATCCGATCGTAACGGTCTTTCCTCCGGCTGAGTTGTCGGTTTCTACATACGGGATTGCCTTAACCGTAACCTGAGATAAGCAGTTGTACTCTTCATCCGGCATGATCGTCTGAGCTTCTTTGGACGGTGTTACCTCCTTGCTCTGCGGCTTCATATCCTCAGAACCAGACATAGCACCCTCAACGCCAAGAATCGTCACACCCTCACGAATGTTAGTAGCAATAAGCTTTGCCTGTTCAGTGGCGTCAATAGACACCTTACCAGAGCCATCATGATAACCTTGCGGTACTGTATATTCTCCAGCTACAGTTGAGATGGTACCTTTAACCGCACCGTTGTTCTTCATAGTACCTGTAAGCTTACTTCCACGGGCGTGTGCAGTCTTTCCTACGAGAATCTCCGCAACAGCCGCAGTATCTTCGGAAGTATCGCTGTCGAATGTACAGGTACCTGTGATCTTTGCACCGCTCTTATCATGAGCAGTAATACCTTTGAGGACCTTATCTGCACTGACGGAATCGCCAGTAAGATCGATAAGGACATCCCCCCCGTAAATGACTTTGTTTACATTCAGATTTGCCATAATGTTTAGTCCTCCATGACACTTTCATTATTTTTCTTTATCAGCAGTCTTGTTGTACTGGGATGTACTGATTCCAAGGATAACACCAAGGAAAGTATCAACCGCAGTGATTGTTCCGACTACCTGCTCTCCATACGGGAGACCCCAGATTCCAGCCAGTGCAAAATATAATGTACCAGCAGCCGGAAGCAGATACATAGCAATCCACTTAAGGATGTCGTATGTCTTGTTACTCATGCTCATTGTGCTCTTCCTCCTTCTCTATAAATTTATGAATCGGGAGTTTGTCCACCTCCTGCATAATTCGCTTCGCTGAACCGTTCCCGCCCATACGTTCGTAGGGTTCATAGAGATATACCCTCAGATTTTCATATTCATCCTGGGTTACACACCCACGGTCAATATACGACATTCCAAGATACATGATCCTGTCATGTGCCAATCCAATAAGCATCTCTGTTTTAACATCTTTTTGCTCGCTTTTCTTTTGCAAATAGGCCCACAGCCCAGAAGATGCAAGAACTGAGCTAAAGATCGTAAGTACAACCTGAAACCATGGTTCCATCGTTTCCTCCTTCTTTATGTGCAATCATGCAGACCTATCAGAAACAATCAGCTTCTTGTTGACTATTGTGATTTTCTTACTAAATAGGTCTTCGTAAAGCTGTATTAAATTCTTTCGTTGTTCTCTGGATAAGAGCTTATAATGACCTCCCATCCAACCGCGAAACATGTTCTCGACATTGTCGTAATCCGCTTCTTCATTTCCAACCTTAACGGCAAGTTTCTTGAGTTTTCTACGCATGGCGGTAACTCGATCCGGGTTTATTCGTTTGATGACTTTACCAGTATCTGTAAGTGTGTACTTGATTTGCAGGAATTTGTATTTGCTCGAAATCTTAACGATTCTGGTTTTCTTACGATTGATATGGATTCCAAGTTCAGCTGCTATTTTACAGACGTTTTCGAGCAAGTCTTCAAGCTCTTCTTTACTGGGATTCATAATGTACCAATCGTCCATATACCTTCCATAAAATTTCTGCTGACGTACATACTTGACGTAATTGTCAATAGGATATGGATAATAAATTCCAATGACTTGCGAAAGCTGGTCTCCAATATTGACAGACTTTTCCATCCACTTTTCGCCTGTGAGCTTCTCTTTTGGAATATTCCGATACTCCAGTTTATTGAAAGTATCGGTCATACAGACCTCGTATTCCTCGTCAGACATGTACGAAACATCGATCTGGAAGCCCTTAAATATCAACGTTAAAAGCCAGTCAATAAACTCATCGTCATCGAACAGCTTCAGCAACTCTCGTTTGGCAATCTCATGGATAATATTGTCATAGAACTTTGAAAAGTCACCGAATAGAATATAACCGTCATTTCCGTATAATTGGTAGTATTTGTGGAGATGGATTTCGAATCGTTTTCTCTGTTGTGAAATTCCGCGTCCCTTGATAGATGCGCAGTTATCATAAATGATATGCTTCCTAACTTCTGGAAGCAAAACCTCATCGCACAGAGAATGTCGGACAATGCGATCGCGGATTTGAATGCTTGTAATAGGTCTTATTCGGCCTCTTTCGTGCAGCTCGAATTCTTGTGTCGGTCCATTTTGAAGTGTCCTATTGATGATATCATCTTGGATTTCAAATATGTACCGCAGGAAATTCATCATGAATTTTTGCGTCGATTCTTTCCACTTGCTGCTCTTTACGGAGACCTTATAAGCCCTATACAAGTTATTGGCGTCACAGACAATCTCCTCGTAGTTCATAACCTATTCACCGTTATAACAATACTTACCGTAGTAAATTGTATTAGGCTTTATTATTTATCCTTGCGGAACGGATAGCATCTCCTTCTTCGTTGGTTAATCGAAGAATCCGGACGAACTCCATTAGAGTTCGAAGCGTTGTTGTAGTTCGTATTGCCATTGTTGTTCACATTGGCAAAGTTAGCCGAAGAAACGACGCAATTTTTTAGATGTTACCCTTTTTCTAACCGCGACTTAATCGCCATGTCTCTTTGACGCCACCTTTTTATCAATCCGATTTCTCGGTCGATAGCTTTAACATACCGGTTATACACATTCAGATCTACATCGAATATTTCAACAACCCGCTGCAACTCGTTGATGAGCTGCTCGCAATTTACAATGGCCGCATTCTGGTAATCTCTCCTGGTCTCGTACTCGTGCATTGTCCGTGGGTAAATGGTGTTTGCCGCTCTAACATTGCTCGTTATCAGGGAAGCACACTGGTTTACTTTCGATTTGAAACTCCGCATCAGTTCTCTGTACTTAGCAAAGTTTTCTTCCGAAATTTCTCCATACGCATACTTCTTCCGAACAAAGCCGTCCACATCCTTAACACCAAATCCCCTCTGCATAAGGAGTATCAGCATATCATGCAACTCGATCGAGTACGTAATCGCTTCGAATTTTGACTCTTTCCTGTCGCCTAACAGAACACTCATTCGTAATCTTTACCAGTGATCTCGACGAACTCCTCTTTGGTGATCCAGCCCATCTTCACCGCATTACGAACTCTGGTCTCATTCCACATTTTCATGCTGTACCAAAGCTTTACTTTACTGTAATTCTTGCTATGTTCCATGGTGATCTCCCTTCTTAAAGCTCTACATTGGACATCATTGCAATGTAGGCGATGTCAGACTGCATTTTGGTTCTGACAAATTCCTCCTCAGAAATATCTCTAAGGACAAACCAGTATTCCCCGGGAACCTGCTCAACGATCTGAACCAGTTCCATGTTTGGATGAACAGTCTCAGTTGTTCCGTCGCTGATAGTAACCGGAGAGCAGTTATCTGCAAATACGGATTCCTCGATCTTTTCTGTGGAAATGAAATTGTTTCCGTTCAACTTAAGATTGGAAATCTCAGTTCCATCACCGAGGGTAATTTTATAGATTTTTTCTTCCATGATTAGAAGCTCCTTTCAAAAATATAAACGGGGCACAAGGCCCCGCGATCGTAATTAACCAACCGAGAAGACCGGACGAACCCCAAAAGAGCTCGAAGCGCCGTCGCAGGACGTATTGCCATTGGTGCCCACAGCGGCAAAGGCAGCCGAAGAAACGACGTCTCTTAACCACTGGTTGTAAGATCTGTTTACGATGAATTTAGGGCACACCATGAACAACGCCAGCTGAGTCTTGCTGATTGTGTAGATGCTCGGAACAGTAGAACCGTCAGAAGCCGGACTGAAATGAAGATGCCCATACATCATAGGTTCATTCGGGAGCTCAATACTGGAATCAAACCATGCTCCACCGGACGGTCTTCCGTTTGCAACCGCATTGCACAGGTATTCTCTGTGAGTAAGAACAGAACCCTGGAAAGCCGCATTGACGATTGTCTTTGCGTTCTCCAGGTTCTTTTTATACATCTCAGAACCAACGTATCCACCGGTTGTAATATTGGTAGTATTCATCTGTGCGTTGTAAAGCGCTTCATCCGGCATGATCACAAGATGATGGCTGGTAAATGCAGTGTCACCGCAGTTGTACCAGTAATCCATATCAACGATACGCCAGATACGGCCTCCGATACTCCAATAATCGCCAAGGAACATTCCTTTAAAGGAACCATCCTTAATAGCGGCTTTCTGTACCGCTGTCAGAGCTGTTCCAAGATTCTTACCTCTGAAGATAACTCGGCGAAGCTCCACTGGAGCAAAGCTATCTAACATGGCAAAGAGTGCATCTTCAGCGGCGATAGCCTTGTTTCCGTCCGCAGTCCCGATGAGTAATTTGTTACCAGATACCAGCTCGTTGATCTGGGTAAGTTCGGAAAGATTTACTCCTCCGATAAAATCCTTGGAACTTAAAAGACCAATTAACGCCTTTGCTAAAGCATCTGCTGCAATGGTCTTTGTCCCGTTAGGTCCGTCAAGCAGGAAAATATTACTTGCTGCTAATGCCTGGACCTTTTCGTAGTCTGTGATTTTCATTTAATGAATCCTCCTTTATTTGATGACAAAAATAGCCCGACCTTCGATAACATCACCATTACTGTCACGGAGAAGATCACTGGAATATGTACGTCCAATGACAGTATCCAAATTGCTGTCACTAATGGATGCGTCCGAAGAATCGAGCACGTCTCCGTAAGTACGGTATCCATTATCATAAAGCTTCTGATATACCGTGTATTCGTTTTCAAGGTTGGAACTGAACTGGTTAAGAATATCTACCTGCTCCTGCAATTCCAGCAGCTTCTTAGCAAGGCTTGCCGCCGTATTGCCATCTAACAGTGCCTGTAACTGATCAAACCATTCTCGAAATTCTGTTTCTGACTTCTGTTTCCAGTCAGCCATTTCCGCAGTATTGATGCTTGTGTATTCGTTGAACCACGCCTCCCATTTTTCTTTCCAATAGGTACTTGTGGCTTCCATATCTGCTGTATGCTCCGAGTACCAAAGGTTCCACTGAGCTTCCCATGTCAAATATGCAGACTGAATCTCCTCAGTCTGTGCCAGAAACCAGGTAGACCACTGCTCTTTCCAAAACTTATTTGTTTCTTCCATATCAGTAGTCTGCTTTTCGTAGAACTCTTTCCACTGGTCCTGCCATTGAGCAATCAAATCATCGATTTCGACCTTGTCTAATGGAGCCGTTACGAATGGACACTCTGAAGTTCCAACGCAGTTCGTGATGTTTGCCTGTCGAATAGAAGTAACTCCGGCGCCGACATAAATATACGCCAGCGGATATTGCCAGCGATCATTTGTCTTCACCATCGTAGGTTTCGTTGGATTCGATGCTGGGGTTCCTTTAATGATTTTGATGTCATTTGCTCTGACGGCCTCTCTCGAATCCACTTCAAGCACAACTGCATCATATCGGTTCAGCAGAATCTCGGACTGTGGAACTACTAACGGTAACAGAGCGTCATTCAGCGTCCAAGTGTGATTGAACCAGGCTCGTCCGACACCAACGTTGATAATCATTGCTTCCGATTCTTTTACAACCATTGCAGTTCCGACATGCTGCAATATTCCGTCCTGAATGATTCCATCGAAAATGCTGGACATCTGAATAGCATCGTAGCGCCGATCTCCTTCTTTTGAATTATAAAATCCAAATGTTACACTCACTTCTTCATCACGCTCCTTCCTGTTCTATAGTCTTAAAAGTCGGATAGACGGAATAACCGTCCTTATCTTCTGAACGAACAATTTCAAGAATACGAGCTTTTGTCTCGTGTCCGTATTCGTTCGCAATCTGTACAATGTCCCCGTTAAAGAAATCTTTTCCATACTGGAACATGATAGTTGTTTCTGTTTCTCCCTCGAATGAGGTAATGCTCACATTTTCAGCAAGCTTTTCTTTTCCTCTTTGCTGCAACTGTGCCATATACTCGGCATCGGTCAACGCATCATCGCTTCCAACATTTGAAGAAATGTCACGAGCGTCCGTAAACAATTCTCTGCGATTCAAACCAGAGCCACCACCAACCGTAGTATATCTTCGATCGGCGCCCTCACCTTCTCCACCAACCAAGGTCACTGTCTTCAACGAAGCTTTAGATTCGATGTAGTTACTATTGATGATGTTCTCGAATTTCGGTGAAAATATAACGTAGGGATTCTCCGTCTGATCGTATGATCTATCTGAACCGGCATACAACTCAAATACGAACTGCTTTTCATCATTCAGAGTGATCTTGAAACCGATACCCTGCTCCTCGCAAATTTTCTGGATGACATCATACAGGTTATCTCCCGTGTACTGAGCTTCCAGTTTCAACTTTGTAATTGCTGGATCGGTTGATTCTTTGAAAATAAAGTTTGGAATTTTTCGATTGCTGTCTGACGGAGAAATTACATTCTCGTTGAGCAGTGTTTTTATTCCATTTTGAAGATTTCCGCTTAATAGTTTCTGTCCCCAGACGATTCGCCTGTCGAGGATAGATTCTAATGAACGCCCAGTAACCGTTACATGGTTACCGTCTTCGGTATCTGAAGTAATCTGGATTTTCTCCACGATCATCACATGTTCAGATTCCTTGCTCTGCAAATAGTAATCCTGTTTGATGTAGTCAAGAAGACCCTCTCGCATTGCTTCATACAGTTCAAAGTCACCGTAAGCGTAATACCGATCTGTCCAGATGAAGGACTCGTACGTATCCACAATAGAGACAGCATCTAGGTTGGTGTTTAAAATTGTCACATCCATAGTGCTTATACCCCCTCGTAGACTATACGGTTCTCAATCTTAAACTGTAAATTTGTACTTCCGTACTCAGCCGTATAAGCAAAGATGTTGTCGCCCTTCGCAAGCTGGAACCAATCAGCGTTTTTATCCAGGCAGTTCAAGATGTTTGTAGTCTTTCCGTTCCTAAGAAGCGTAATCGACTTGTTTCCTTTTACGGTGCAGATAATGATTTCATCACCTGCTATAATTCCAGAGCCAGTGAATTTCTCCAATTTATCGGTATCGATCCGCATCACTTCACGAGTACCGGTATTGTAGATCGTAATATTGCTGGCTTCACCGATTGCGTGAATCGTAATAGTCACTCCGATTTCAGCGTCGCCATTATATACAACCACCTGCTCTGTTTCATTTTTGATTTCTCCCATTTCTAGTAACGGGTCCTTAAGAGATTCATTACTGAAAGGAAACTCGAACAGTGCCTCTACACCATAGAAGATGGTTGTGTTGATTCCGTCTTTTCCGGCAGAGTAAAAGAAAGGATTCGGACACACGATTGAGATATCCGAACCCTCGTCTTTACTGAAGATTGTTGGGTCGTTTGATTCGACATACCCTTCAATCTCTGCCTGCCTATTATCGGTTTCGATAAGCATTGTGAGCTTCTTTTTAATAGGAAAATACTTGTATGAAAGCTGTCTTACGTCTTCAATGGAATCCTTCCACATATACGCAAGAGAAATAACAATGTTTCGGCTCGGCATCCTTGAAGAATTGAACAGACTTCCATCGTTTGTAGCGATTTCCGTCGTATTGATGTTCGCTTTTCCTGGTCCCAAGCCAGTTACAGACTTGATGATGAAACCGGATTCCTCCGGTCTCGCCAAATCAAGTCGGATACTATCGCCAAGATAGTTCGTAAACGTGACTGCTCGAATCAAGTTTCCACCATCCTTTCCATCGCCGAGAACTGATTCTTCGTCTGCCGATAAATCTCTGTTCTCGACAGTGCCTTAGGCGAATAGTTATTCTGTGTAAAGTTATAAGAGTTACCTGTATTCGGATTAGTATCTTCATTTTGAAGATTCCGTCCACGAGCTGCTGCAATTCCTGTGCTGACGGTTAAAGCCTGCGATCTACTGAACAGCGTATTCAGTCGATGACTCTTCTCTTCAACGTCTGACAGATCCAGAATCGGTCGAATCGTAGGCTGACCATCAACACCGTTGTCGATCATATCCTTAACCTTTGCGATTGCATTTCCGAGACCTGTTTTTGCCGAATCAGCCATTTCAGCACTGGCATTATATGCCTTCACCGCATAAGTTCCGATGGCATTAACGAATCCCAATCCAAAGAAATCACCGATGTGGTATCCTACTCTGGAAGGTGAATGCTCGTCCAGTTCGTCTTCTGCTGCTTCTGCCGCAGCCCTTGCCATTGCTCTGGCTTTAGCTTCCGCGCGGTACGTATTCTCACTGATTCCATCAGCAAATCCCTCCACCAAGTAAGTACCAGCCTGTTTAAACTGATCATGATAATCCCGGATAGCTGTTACAGAAGCATTAAGATTGCCAGTGAAAGCTGTTTTTACTTCTTCGGCTTTTTCCTTAACACCAGCGATGAACTTAATCATGCACTGCATTCCTGCATTTTGAAATTCCGGATACTTGTTCGCGATAGCTGTAAGGCATGAACTTAAGATGTTTACAAACGCATTTCTGGTTTCGTAATCTTTCGATTTAACTCCAGCAATAAGCTTGATCATGAGGTTAGCACCCGCAGTATTGAACTGAGTCTGCTTATTATTGATTGCAGTGATGCAACCGCTAATAATGTTGGTAATTGCAGTTTTGGTATTTCCGTCCTGAGATTTAATTCCGCTGATAAATTTTGTCATCAACGTAGAGCCAGCAGTATTGAACTGGGTTTGATAGTTCGTAAGAGTCGTAAGTACAGCCTGCATCATGGTCGTAAACGTAGATGTCAGATTACCTTTCTGAGCATTAGCCGCATTGATGAATGTCGTCAGCATAGAGGTCGCGGCGGATGTCACTCTTCCGCTCGCATCTGTAAACGCATTGATGAAACCGTCGATACCGTTGTTTCCAAGCTGAATCAGTGCTGTGCTAAAACCACTCATACCACTCGTATCTAATTCCGCCATTCCTTTAGCCATTTCAACAAGTCGATTCACCTGGGTAATCACACTTGACATGATTCCGGTATCGATTCCAGAAATAGAATCCGAATAACTCTTAATTCCACTTCCGAACTGAACCAGACTATCACCAAAACTACCAAGATCGTTGTCACCGGTAAACCAGCTTACAAGTCCTCCGGTATTTGGAATGGTGTTGGCAAGCTCCACTAGGGCTTTACCAGCTGTTGCTGAGTTCGTAATAGCCGCGGAGTCCATACCCATAATAGCTTCAGAATATGCCTTCATAGCTTCACCGAACGGTACAAGTTTCTCACCGAAAGTATCAACATCGTTGTTTCCAGTAAAGAATGCTACAACGCCACCTGTATTGGGAACAGTATCAGCAAGCTCGACTAAAGCCTTGCCCGCCGTTGCAGAATTGACGATTGCATCGGCTTCCAGTCCACGAACCGCATCGCCAAATGCTTTCATTGCTTCGCCAAATGGTACAAGCTGTTTTCCAAACTCACCCATATCGTTTTCACCAGCAAAGAATCCTACGACACCACCAGAATTTGGAATGGTTGTTGCCATCTCTGCCATGGCCTTGCCAGCGATTGCCGCTTCTGTAACGGCATTTGCATCGAGTCCAGTAATTGCATCCCCGAACTGTCTCATAGCTTCGCCAAATGGTACAAGCTGCTTTCCAAAGGCAGTCATGTCATTTTCTCCTGCAAAGAAAGACACTAATCCACCTGTATTTGGAATTGTGGCTGCCATTTCAGCTAATGCTTTGCCAGCTGTCGCCGCATTTGCCACGATTTCCCCGTCCATGTTTCCGATAGCTAACGAGAAATCTCTCATAGCTTCGCCAAACGGTACAAGTTCCTCTCCGAACTTAGATAAAGACGATCCTCCTGTAAGCCAAGAAGTCAATCCCTGTAAAATATCAGCCGCTGTCAGAATAAGCACAGTCTCGGCTAATGCCTTTACTCCGTCCATCATAGATGGCTGAATCTGACTAGCTCCCTGTAAAAACGGCTGAACATTATTCATAAAAGCGGATAAATCAGCTCCAATTTGCGGGAACTGACTCGATACGCCGGTCATAAATCCCCCGACAATTCCGCCAACAAACTGACCGATTGCCGTTCCGATTCCCTGTAAAAGCTTTCCACCTTCTCCGATAAGCCAAGAAAGTCCTGGAAGTTTCGATAAGAGTCCGACGGCCGCAAGAACTAACGCCATTTCAGCAACAACCGCACCCATACCAAGGATTCCAACCATTGCTCCTGGAACAAGCGATGCTGTTGCACTAAGAGCAAGCATAATGGCTGATAACAGACCGATTCCGGCAATTCCTTTTAGCAAAGCTCCAGTATCGATTCCTCTCAGTGCATCGACGATACCAGCGAAAAATGCTACGAGTACATCGACACCAGCTTTAATCAGTGACGGCAGATTACTAGCAATACCCTCTAAAATTCCAATAAGGAATTTGAAAGCTAGATCTACAATTTGAGGCGTATAAGTAACCAGAGCCGCTAATACACCAACCACTAATTGTAAAGCTCCGTCTGCCAGCTGCGGTACACAGGATACGAAAACATCGATCAGCGTTAAGACAACTGCCTTTACAGCTTCACCAATAGCTGGTGCTCCGGCAGCAATAACTTTGCAGATTGCGATAATTCCTTCTCCGACTTTTGTAAGAACAGCCGGAATTAAGCCAGCGATACCAGTAACGATAACTGTCAGTGCTGCTACGATTGCAGTCGCTCCAGCGGCACCAGCAGTTGCCAGCGCTGTGAATCCGATAGCAAGTGCCGAAAGTCCTGTGCCAGCTGCAAGTAAACCCGCTCCGATTGTAAGAACCCCAACACCAATCAATGCAAACGCTCCCGATAATGCCAGAATAGTCGGAACCAATGGTGTAAGTACCGCGCCTGCTACGCCGATAATTGTGAATGCTCCGGCAATAGAAATAAGTCCTTTCGCAATCGCTTCCCACGATAACGCTCCCAAAATACTGAGTACCGGCGCAAGAACAGCTAAGGCTCCGGACGCAACCAACAATGCTGCTGATCCACCAAGCGTACCTTTCATGAAATTGAGACTGATAGCCAACTCAGCTAAAGCCCCACCCATGACGGTAAGACCTCTACCGATCTCTTCCCACTGCATACCTCCGAATTTACTCATACAGTTTGCAATGATTTCAAGTGCGCCGCCGACGATAACGAGCCCAGTTCCAATACCGATCATGTTCTTCGGCATCAGATTAACAGCAATAGCTACCTCTGCAAGTGCGCCCCCCATAGCAGTTAAACCTCTGCCGATTTCATCCCACTGTAATTGACCAAAATCTTTTACAGCGGAAGCAAAGATTTTCATTGCAGCGCCAATAGCAATTAAGGCTACGCCAGTAGACATTACGTGTTTTGCATTTCCAACCAAATTCGTAAAGACAGCAAGTTCGGCAAGTAATCCACCGATTCCAGCTAATCCTTTTCCAATCTCGCTCCACTCCATCTGACCAAAGTCTTTGCAAGCGGACGCCAAAACCTTCATTGCTGCCGACAGAATAACGATTCCAGTTGCAGTGCTGATCATTTTCCCATTGAATTTTGCAACTCTAAGAAATACAGCGATCTCAGCAAATAATACTCCTACTCCGGTCAGACCTCGTCCGAGTTCATCCCACTGTAATTTCGATAAATCCTTACATGCTGAAGCCAGAATTTTGATAGCCGCTCCAAATATAATTAAGCTGGTAGCGCCTTTCATAACCTGCTTCTGACCGCTTGCCATGGCTTTAGATGATGCAACAACAATAGTCGTAAGACCAGCAATTCCAACAAGGCCTCTCGCAAGTTCGCCCCAATCAAGGTCTGAAACTTTCTTCAAAGCTCCTGCCAGAATAGATACTGCAACTGACATAGCAATCATCGCGGTACATGCTTTAGATACCTTTCCAGTATCGCTGCTGATTTTATTGAAAATTGCCATTGCGCCAAGTAGATTAGCAAAGAGCACTGTGATAGCTCCAAGAGAATCTGACAGTTTATCACTATCGATCAGAGAAATTGCAACGATAGAACCAGCAAGCAAAGCGATTGCTGCGCCAATTTTAAGCAATGTTCCGGCTTTAAGATTTGTCTGATATGCCTCAAAGCAGCCTCTTACGCCGTCAAGAATTCCAGTTACTCCTTCGAGAACGCCATTCAACCCCTCAAGCGGTTCTGTTACGCTCTTTAAGAATTTGGAAATCGATACTGCGATTCCGCCCACAGCAATGCTGTTAAGAATGTCAAGAACTCCGCTGAAATCTGCATTTCCGAGTTTCTCAGCAAGTGTCCCCATCATAGTCCCGACTGCATCGGCAATACCGCCAGCAATTACCTTTACAGCTGTCCACAATGCTTCCATGACTTTGAGAAATTTACATTTTTCCAGTGCTTCTCCCATCATCTCAAAAGCAACAATGACTCCGCTCTTCATTTTTCCAGCACCATCACCGATCTGAGTCATGCGATCATGTACTCGTTCAAGGAATGAGTGGAATAATTCAAATCCAGGAAAATCGAACTTCTCCCCGGCAGCTTTGCCAAATTCTTTTAATTTTTCTCCGGCAGTTTTAACAAACGTAATAGCTGTCTTTACGATATCAACAACAGTCGAAACTGCTTTGCCAAAGACGTCTGTCTTCTTTACAGTTTCATCAAGTTTAACAAGATACTCACCGAAGCTTCCGGTGAGTGATAACACCCCGTTTCCAGCCGGTAAGAAAAGACCGATCAATTCGCCGACACCACCGGCAACAGCTTTGAAAGCTTGTCCGACGATATCAAGCACTGCAAATACGCCCTTAAACGTATTCTTTAAATTCTTTGAGCTTTCTTCCCCCATTTTGAATTTTGCTGTCAAATCACGAACGCGTTCTGTGATATCGGCTAACTGATTTCCAGTCATTGGCGGGAAGATTTCGTTGAATGCCTCCCGAACAGGCTTAGCAACGCTAACCAGTCCTTCGAAAACATTCTTTACTGCTTCGATCATCATGGTTCGACCACCAAGGTCTTTCCAATCCTGAAGCATTTTATTTCTTGCATCGGCAGAAGCATTGATTACGGCACTGAACGTATCACTCACTTCAGTAAGTAATTCCTTCGCCTCTTCAAAGTCGCCGACGATAATTTCCCAGCTTTGTGTCCATCCGGACTGGGCAGCCTCTTTCAATGTGTCGAATAACTGGGTAAAAGTTTTTACTTTTGTCGCCGCATCATTCGCTGTCTTACCCATCTCCATGATAGATTTGATCTGATCATCAGCGTACCCCATGGTCCGAAGCTGATCTTCGTTGAGATCGCCTGTAAATTTTGCCAAGGTTTCAGTCAAGATGTCAGAGGTAAGCCATCCTTTACTAAGGGTATCTCTGAATGAGCCCTCATCTTTGATCATCTCATCAATGGCAATTCCATGAACTTTAGCCGTTTCTTTCAGCGCATCCTGGAATACCTGACCACCCATACCAGCGTTTACTACTGAGTTCCAGTCCTGTAATTTTACTGTTCCTGCCGCTAATGCCTGTGAAAGCTGATACATAGCGGTACTTGCCTGCTGAGAGTTGGAACCTGATACGGCTGCAAGGTTCGCAATGCCCTTGATAGCGGCTACAGATGTGTCCAAATCTACGCCAGCCGCAGTGAACGTACCAATGTTACGGGTCATTTCCGTAAAATTGTAAATGGTCATATCTGCATAATGGTTTAGTTCATCTAACGCATTGTTTACCTGATCAAGAGTTGTGCCTTTTGAAGAGGTATTTGCAAGGATTGTCTGAACAGCATTGATCTGGGTTTCATACTCCTCGAAACCTGACTTAATCGGATCTACCGTGAAAGCAGAAACAAGATTTTTGCCTGCGACAAGTGCAGAGTTGGTAATGTTCTGCAAAGCCGTAATCGCCATCACTTCTAATGCGGAGAACCGTACTCGAACAGTCTCGACAGCATTCGTGAGTGGTGACATATTGCATTTCTGTGCGGCATCGTTTACGGTTTCTAAGCCTTTTGCTGCACCTTCGAGGTTAAGACTTCTCTTTAACTTGTCGATGCTCGATAAACTGGTCTGAATATTCTGTTCAAACTGCTTGTTATCGAACCGCATTTCGACGACACGTTCGTCAACGGTTGTACTCATAGCTTAGTAACCTCCTTCCATGCCGCATCTGCAATTTTGTCAAAAATAGGCTGGATAGCAGGATTGATGTAGTCTCGCCCCTGTACCCAGCCGCCGTTTCTTGTTGCATGTCCATACTGCAAAATAACTGCAATAGGAACTCCATTTTGAATATTTGTGTTGTAAAAGCTGATCGATACTGAACCTGGTTTCTGTTCGATCTTGTAGTGCCACGAATTCGCCGTCCGTCCTGTATCAACTGGCGTTGCAGACGCAAGGGCGGCTACGCCCTCTCGACCATACTTATCGAGGTCACCGAGACGAACCGATTCCTTTGCTCGCTCTAAGAATCGAGTCAGCTTAGAAAAATCACCCTTTTGTCTGAACGTGATCATATGAATCTCCTACTTTGCTAAGTACGCACTGGATGAAAATCCCGTGTACTGAACCCCATCGAGTACAAACTGGATGTACAGCCACTTAACTCCATTTGCCATTGTGTAGTAGCCATAGCACTTAACCTTAGTGCCAGCCGGAATTTTACAAAGAGCCTTCTTATTGGTTCCGGCATCATTACGGCAATAAAGAACCGCCGTTGTTTTGTATTCGCCGGCATAGATTTTGTTAAACTGTTTAGCAGAACAGGTAGCCACTACTTTCTTTGAAATGGACTGATTCTGATCCTGTTTGGTGTTGGACGGTGTTACCGCTGATCCATTCAGAATCTGATTTACCATGTTCTGAACTTCTGAATAGCTGTATCCATACTCAGCAAGCAGTTTTTTACGGTTCTCACCGCTTCCCCACAGCCCAACAATCACCTCATGAGCAATAGTTTTGATGTCTTTGCCCTTGATTAATCCAGGAGCTGCAACTGTATTGTCGTCGTACTTTGGTGTAATAAAGCCACGGATAAATTTTCCGTTAATAGACAAGGTTCTCTTCTTAACCGCATTACTGTAGTTACCCTCTTCAACAACCATATAACCGGATTCCTTATGTACCTCGATTACGGTACCAACATGATCCGGATTACCTGTGTTATCACCGATTCCGTTATCCTGCCAATCATACAAGATTGCATCTCCAGGACTCGGAACATATGCGTCATTCTCCTGCCAACATCCCATTTTCTTTGCTGCTTCGATGAGGTAATAGCAGGAAATTTCCATAGGCATGATGCTCTCATATCGGAGAGTTGCCGCTAACGCAGACCAGGTGCACGCACACCAAGCCCAGTCATAACGCATCCGAATGCCACGAGGAAATTTGCCAGCGCAGATTTTCTCAAAGAATTCGTTATACAAATCGATAATGCTTTTGTGTGAGCCGTTCGATTCTTTCTTTCCATCCCAGGATTCGACAAGATTAACGACGGCCTGTCTCGATTTCGCCATTTTTATCACTATCCTTTCGAATTAAATTTCTTTCTGTTTGCGGCGTTTACTTCCGCATAATGTCTGTATAAATCTCGTTTGCTCCGCTTCTTCGGGGGCTTGTTTTCTGCATTACAAATCCGGATAAGCATTAACAAACGATTCAAATGCCATTTCTGACACTCAAACGGAATGTGATACGCCGTCATCCAGTAATAAATAAGTTCACTGGTTATCTGCTGCCTATTTATTGGACCGCCTTTTTCTTCCTTAACAGTCGAAGCCGTCATTGGCGCTTCAATATAGGCGTTTACCGCATCAATGTGCGAATTGGTAATACATTGATAGACCAGCGGATCAACATTCTGCGTGAGAGTCATACAGCGTATATAGTCAATGGTTTCTTCATAAGTCTTCTGCTCTTTAGATAAGAAGACTTTGCACCATTTACTTTCCCATTTTGAAAGTGAAACGAGTGAATGCTCCAAACGCAATTTCTGTTCCTTTACAGGGATAAATCGCTGATTCAGCTCATCCCACAGATCAGTTTTTGGTATCATAAGTTCAAGCATTCGGTCTCACCTCTTTAGTTCATTGAAGCAGCCACAGGAGCAATCGCCGGATTTTCCGAATGCTTCTTAATATCCACAACTTTCGGAATTACATGGTTTACGAATTCAGCAGCTTTGCTGTCATCTGTAGCCAATTCCATAAACAGAAGATTGTAGAACTGAGTGCAGGCAAACTTTCTGGAAATCTCTTCGGACTTCTCGAAATATGTGCCGTCAGCACTCTTCTCTCCGTATGCCTTTAAGATAAATTCCTTAAAGAACTTGATAATGGTCGGCTGATCTTTTGCATCTACGATGCGCTGAAGCATCTCAGCAACTCCACCAGCTGTGCCTAATTCCATCTCCATAACCTCTGTTTCAGTAAGGTTGAAGAGCTTTGTTTCGGTGCGCTCAACACCGTTGAAATCTTTATAAGTCTTTGTTACTGCATACATAATTTTGTTCTCCTTTCAAATTAAAAAGGAGCCGCCAGCTTTCCTGAATACGACTCCATCTGTGGTTTGTGTATTGTTTCTGATTAGCCCTCGGCGGTCATGATCTTGATAACTTCATCCGGAAGCGGAAGTCTCGGTTCAACACCGTCATCTCCATCAGGAGTAGACGGATCTTTACCATACAGAATCTCCTCCAGAGCCGCCAGTTTCTTCGCATCGATCTTTGTAGAATCGAACTTCAAAGTAGCAGTTGGTTTTAATTTCTTGCCGTCGATCAGGGTATCGATTTCGACAGGCGTAGTAGATACCTCCCATGATAATGTTCCAGGATCTACACTTTCATTAACAGATGAATGATCCTTATCGGACGGGGACGCAAGACATCTGTATACAAGATATAAATTATATCCGTAATCTGTGCCCTCAGTATCATTACCGATAAGAGACTTATATGCGAATCCAAATTCTTTTCGATTCTGCTGACCAGCATATACACCAGGCGCAATTTCCTTTGAACCATCGCATTCTGCGAATTCATCCGGTGCCATATAAGCTTCAATCGTTGCGGCATATTCCTCAGCAGACATTAAGTTGAGATACTTAATATTATCAGCATAGATAGGATTTGGTTCTGCTCCGGAAGGACTTTCCTGAACATTAGTCAGCCCATTCCAAGCTACTCCGCCCTTATAACCACCAGAGCCGTCGCCAGGATAAAGGACACCGTTGCTAACGCCAGTCTCAAACTTTCGCTCGCCAATCTGGTCCCATCTGATTTTCTTTTTTGTTGTACTCATTTGGTTGTTCCTCCTTAAAAGAATATTTCAAAGACATCATGATTTAAGTTGTCTTTCGTATAATGTCGATTGTATCGACTCGTCGGCATGGATGCTACCTTGCCAATGAGAGAACTATCCGGATCGCTGTCGATGACTGTTACCGAATACTTTCTCGCAGACAAATAAACCCTGTTATCAGCAAATGCGTTATCAATATCATTGAGCGCATAAACGATAGCAGGGTATTTCATTTTTACCGATGACGGTGGTTGAAAATAAGCACGATACTCCGGTCCTTGGTCTGGGCACGAAAGGATGTCGCATAAAACATTATGCAGTTTCAGTCGTCTGCTCATTGTAAACACCTCCAACGGTTAATATTAAACGGGGATACTGAACTTCAACATTTGAAATTTTCCATTTAGCCCCCATATACTCGATAAATCTCATCGAATGAAAATTCGCATAAGCAAACGGATCGGCTACAATGCTAAACTCATTCGACACATTGAGATTGTCGTTAAGGTTATCTGAACTCTGATACTGTCGAGTATTCCGAATAACATCTCCGTAGTAGTCACGAACTGTAATCGTCTCTCCCCAGACACCAGGTCGAATCTCCTCTGTTACGGCATAGCCGATTGCCCCGTAGAATTTACTCATTTTGAATTTTCTCCTCTAAGACTTAGACGGTATGATCTTCGGAATCCGTAACGATTTCCTCGATAACGATAGCAGATTTAATTCTGGTAAGCTGACCGGACTTGCGAGTCTCCAGTAAAGACTGAAGCTGATTAAACTTAATATCGAAATCGGTGAAATGAGTTACATCGCCGCCTTTGGATGCACCATATCCATAATCAGCCATGTTTACGCAAATGGCGTGAAGCTTATGCTTTTTACCAGTAGAGTCAGTACGAATCTTGTCCTCAAACTGGGTAACTTCGTAGATCTTATCAACGCCAAGTGCTGCCGCAAGCTCAGTATCAGTCTCATAAATGCGACGACCGTTACGATCTCTTGCAAGAATCATGGTGTTATGCATATCGGTTGTGATATACAGATCAGGCTTACCAGTACCGCGGAAATTCTTACGAGCCTTGCGCAGCGCCGTAATCATAGCCTCCGCGTAAATGAAGCTCTCTCCGAAATAATCCGCAGCGTTGTTGCCCTGAAGTTCTTTAGCCATTGCCTCGAAATCAATATCCTTATGGATGGTGTACAGTTCATCATCGGTCCAGACAGGACGAATGTGTTCAGGGAAAATTTTCTCCGGATCGCTGTTCTCCCGGCTATCGCCGATCATAGTCGCAACAGCCAAAGTTTCCTTCAGAGAAATCTGATCAATTCCGTACTGGAACTGTACATAATCAAAGTCCTCGATATCTACCACATCATCACGGTGAAGCTCGGAAGTAACGTACACGGTCTGCGGATCGGTAGTACGTCTTACCAGTTCATAGTTTCCGGTAATCTTCTTCTCGTTACCCTTCTTATATCCCTTGGCAGACAGAGAATCGATGTTCCGAATATCTACATGGGAAGTACGAACGCGACCATTCGGAATCTTCTGCGTCTTCGCCATAATAGCGTCAACCCATCCCATATCGTTTGTGATAAGTTCAGGTGTACGCCCCGGATGTGCTTCAACATATTCAGGGAACAGCGTTGTAACGTCGCCTGTGCCGGACTGTACAAAGCCGCTGATTCCGTCATGCTGTAAGCTATGTTCATCCATGTAAATTTCCATAGCAGCTTTTAAAGATCCGACTCCGCTGGACTTAGCTAAGTCCAAAATTTCTTTCTGCGCTGCGTGAGACAGAAAATTCTTATCATCGCGTCTGTCGTTGTCAAAAACATTGTGTTTCATATTGTCATCTCCTCCTTTAGATTCATCATCTTCTTTTTTAGAAACCTCTTTGCCTGCGAACTCAGTCATCATTGCAAAAACGGCGGTCTGCTGTTTTTCGGTCATGGATTTAAAGATGTCTTCAATAGTTTCAACCTTCTCATCCTTTTTCTCTTCATTATCCGGTTCATCATTGGAGCCGCCCTTTTCCTCCTGCTTTTTATCCGGTTCATCTGCCGAATGCTCCAACTGTCCCATGATCATTTCGTCATAGCCAAGGATAATACCAGTTTCTCCATCCCCGTGCATTACCACATCATCGATAAATGCTCCAGGATTGGCTCCGGCTAATACCAGGCTTACCTCTCTAATAATGCCATGAACTACATCGTGACCAGCCTGTTTAAGCTGATTGGCAAAGATAGAAAGAGACTGTACGTCTCCATGTTTTACAAGTTCCCGCGCAGTCTTTCCTGATTCTGTATCGTTAAATTCGCAGAATGCATAAACTCCTTCATCTCTATTTTCGAGATGAGCTAATCCAAGCACGTTCGCCGGATCGGCATGATTATGCATCCATACTAACGGGACAGTCTGCCCGTTCTGCCCTTTGAAAGCGTCTTTTTTAATGACTCTTCCATCGGCACACTGAAGATCATTTCTAGTGGCCCAGCCACCAAAGTCATACTTCATTTTGATTTTCCTCCTATTTTCTGATATAGTACGATAACGGATGCGATGTCTTCTTTGATGAGCTGGAAGACTTTTTCTTTGATTTCTTGACCTTCTTGTACTCTGACTGAATCTTTTCAAATTCATCCTGATAGGTTTGTTCATATGACGAATCGAGGTCAGCTTTAGCCGCTTTGTAAGCTTCTCTAACTGACTTAACCGCTGCTTTTAGCTCGGAGCTAACTTTTGCTCTTTCGCTTTTAGCATTAGCCTGGTTCTCAGCTTTTTCTTCCTTGGTATCGGACGATACTTTCGCTTTCTTGTTTGTCGCATCCGTTCGAACACTAGCCTTGTCCGTTTTGGCATCGCTACTGATTTTTGCTTTATCTGATTTTGCATCATTTCTAAGCTTTGCAATCTTTGCTGTTCTTTCGGCAACACGCTTAGATCTCTCAGCCTTAGATAATCCTGATGGAATTTCTATTGCCATCAAACGCTCGATTTCGGCATCCTTTTTATTATCGATTCGTTCCTTCTGGCTAGATGATTCCTTTTCAATTTCTTCCAAATCAGAATCTTTATCAGTATCGATGCTTTTCTTCCTATCGGAAGCATTTTGGGTTAAGGCCTCATTCAGTTCTTTCAAACGAGAAGATATCTGTTCCTTCGTTGCTTCTGCTTTTTCACGAAGTTCCGTAATTTTCTGATCTCGCTTTTCCTGCTCTTCTTTGACCTTTGCAGCTTTTTCGGATTTGATATTATTTTTTGTATAAGACCAAATCTTCTTTCCCTCATCATTCAGCGATGTGGTAGAACGGCCTTTTAACTCTCTGGTACGCATATAGTATTCATGCGCTTTCTGAGGATCGTAATAGGGCGATGCATAATGTCTAAGAACCGCAACTTTAGGTTCATCCATTAAGAATCATCTCCCTCCTTATCATCGCCAGACGTATAATTGCCGATGATGTCATCGATTTGTGCAGAAATGCTGTCAAGAACTTCATTAACCAGATCATCGTAATCACTGGTATCGCTGGATTCTGTTTCTTCACCGTTCGTCGTAGCATCTGTTACGGAACTACCACCAGGCTCACTTAAATTGCTGTTTCTCAATTCATCAGCCTTAGGATCAGCGGATGGCTTCCAACCAATTACCTGTCTGATTTCGTTTGATGTAGCAATTTCATTTCTGGTAAACTTATCAGAAATTTCAGCAAGATCAGCTACCGGCACAAGCTTGAATGGATCTCTAAAGAACATGATTGACTTGTTTTGGGATCTGGCAGTCTTCGTTAAGAATTTTCTCTTCATTTCATCAACGATTGCGGAAATGATCGGTTCAATTGTCCGGTTGTAATAGTTCAGCATAGTCTTCTCGTCTGCGGTACCATCTAAGATGCTCTGAGTGATTCCTAACTGGCTGTAAAGCATACTCGTTAAGTATTCAATTTGCTTCATCAGATTGTTTTCCAACGAACGATTCAACTGTGTAATTTTCTCGGTTCCGTCAGTATAGGCAATACCATACTTAGAACCAGACAACTGTCGCTCAATATCTTTACGCCGCTGCTCTGCCTGCTGACGTCTTGCCTCTGACTTAATTACGTATGGAAGCTGAATAATCAAATCCAACTTTCCAGAACTGCTCTGCTCGTCAACCGCATCCAACAAATTCAATTTTCGAATAAGTCTTTGCATTGTTGAGTTTGGCTCATTGATAACCGCATACAATGGATTTTCTACAATAGCAACTGTATCCTTCGGAACAATGATTTCCTGTTTTCGCCCAGTATTTTCGTTGTATACCTCAACACGGACGTGACGAGGATACCAGTCACGAATTCGACCAACTCGCATCGAAAGAATCTGATATCCTTTTGTGTCATCTGGATCATCATCGGTATCCACAGGAACGATTGCTACACAGCCTTCATCCATCATGGACATAACAACATCTTGGATAAATGCCCTACCAGTCTGATCAAGATTGGCTTCCAACGACAAACATTCGTTTAAACCGCTTTTTATAACATTTAAAAACCGCCCTTCATCATCCAACTGAACGTGCTGAATGTTGATGGCGGCTACGTCTAAAGCGATTCTATTGTATACGGACGTGACTATCGATCTTTCGTTTCCTCTGGTAAGGCGAAAACGATCAGGACGATATGAATAACCCGAACCGATATTCTGGGACATCATGGTAGGGGCTCTATTGCGAAAAGCATTCCAGGCATTTTTAAACCTGGAACTTAATGATAAATCCATTTTGAATTCTCACCTCCTAAAAATAGGCAAAAAAAAAAGACCCCTTTTCTTAAGAGGTCTCCAGTAATTTTACACCGGTATTTTGTTCAGTATAGATTCGCATATGATTCCGTTACTATCGGGATTATAATGCTCGTCTAAACACTTCAATGTCAGGAAATTCCCAACCTTTTCTTCTATGTCTGCCCAATATTCATCGGTCTCAGATAAACCGTTAAAATCACAGTCCAATCCGAGTGACCGCATAAGGTTTATTTCTTCTTCACTGAACATATGCTCATCCTTTCTTTAAATATTTACGCTTTGTTCTACTTCCTGTACACCATGTAGTTGTTATGGTTCCATTTTCAGGATTCACTGCTACTGTCGCAGATTTCCCTATAAACTGCTGACTTGGTCGCCCAAGGTTATCGGTTTTTGTTTTAATGCTACCATGATTCAACGGATTTTTCAATGCATCCAAAATTCCTTCAACGGTTACCGGTCTTGATTCGGTTTGTGTCCTATCAAGGGCATGATCTGAAAAACGTGTAACCAGTATTCCGTTTGAAGCTTTTACGGGTGTTCGCAACTGGCTATTCATTCTTGCCTGGATAGAGCTTCTATCATGAGCTAATTGTTCTTTCGTTCTCCGAACTCCCCATTTCATACCTTTTATTCCATAATGCATCAAATTATCACTTGATTCAATATGAGCTACTTTTCTGATGGTACAGGGTCGTAATACAGAAGAGTAATCAATTAACTTTGCTACTGGCATCTTTATCCCCCTACTCGAATGCTTCTCGATTTGCCTTGAATGCGATGTACGCATCCATCATTGCCGCAACGGCATCGATTTTTTGTTCATACCGCTTTTTCAGCAATTTACGGTTCCCGTTAGTATCTTCCAGGGTAATGCAGTTTCCCATAGCAAATGTCATCAAGTCCTCATCAAAGAGAAGCATCCTCTCTTCTGAAAGTTTCTTCAATTCGCCAAGTGGGACAGATTCTGTCTTTGCACCCTGGATAACTTTTTCTATTCCGAATGGTCCATTTTCACTTGCCCAACGTTCAACAAATTCCTTTGCATTGTATGGATCATAACCAAAGCATCGTACATCGTAACCGCATTCAATAATGTGGTTATCCAAATCCTCATATACTTCCATCATGTCAAGAACGGTCCCTTCTAACACAATAAGACTTCCCTCTTTCATAAACTGATCGTATTTAATTCTCATTGCTGCTGGGAGTTTCATCAGAGTCGATGAGGAAATGTAGTTTCTGGTTTTGATGCCGAACGATCCGTTCAACAATGGGAATAGAAATGTGAATGCACAGAAATCGTCGCCTTGTGATAGATCAGCTCCCAAAGAACATGGCATCTGCCAATAATCTCGATGGCGATGTGGGAGAGTTTCTTCATATGTAAAGTAATATGTGTATCCCTCCATAGGAAGTCCGAAGCGCTTAGCCAAAATATCGTTTCGAGCTGCCGGAGCCTTTTCTGCTCTCTCAACGTCCAGCTGATAGGTTTCATAAGAAACAGTCTTTCCAAGGTTCGGATTTGCTTTCAACCATTTATCCGGATCGGCAACCTCATCGATAGAATCCAGCTTATACCACCAGATCGATACGTGCGGATTGATATAATCCCCTTTTAGAATATCCATCAATTCCATTTTGATTGTATCGCCAGCACCGTTACGGACAGTACCCTCTGAACTGATCGCAACGATAAGGTAGTCGTTGACCTTCGATGCACCCTGTTCGATTGCTCCGATTACATCTTCTCGAATATCACCAGAAAGCCACTCGTCAACCGTCGCCACTTTAAGCTGAAGTCCCTGAAGTTTGTCGATTCTCATTGGACGAATTTCAAGAAGCGATCCAGTAAGGAAGTTTTCAATTCCTTTCTTAGTGGATGCCAATTTCATTCTATTCGCCTTTGATCCGGTTGTGTTCTGCAACGATCCTTCTGTAAGGAACTTATAGAAAGGTCCTCTTGATCTGGTAATAGCGGTTCGAATCGGGGACAACACCTCTTCTGCCTGCTTCATCGTCGGGGCTGTGGTTATCTGATGTGTCGTTGTGACATCAACATTTAAGAAGAAATTCTGCAAGCATGAACCATACATTGACTTTGCAGCACCTCTGGCCACTATGAGATATTGCTTATTAACTAATCTTTTTCGGATAGACTTGGTGACATAATGTCCGCCATGACCATCTTCATAAGGTTCGTATACACTTCTCTCAACAAAATAGTACCAGCCGAAAATCTGCTCAGCCCAAACTTTAAATGTGTCAAGCAGTTTCAAATCTGAACCGTCAGTTAAAGTAAGCTCATTCTCGCAATAACTGATAAACCCCTCTACTGCTTGATCGTCGTAATAAATTCCAGGATTTGCAATGAGATCATCGATTCGGTTCATCTCCATCTCGATTTCTCGGCATACTGGAATTTCGCCACGAATTACGGCATCACGAAACATGCCGTAGTATTTCGGGACGGCAGTGTTCGATAACGCCATTATTTTCTTCTCCTACTTCTTCTTATTCGGGTTTGCAGCGATGTACTGTGCGGCCTCTTTAAGATTGAATTCTTTTGTCATTGCAGTCTTTACGGCATAGGTCATTGCTCCAGCCGCAGCCACAGTCAACGCTTTCTTTCCGGATGCAGAAAGAATTTCTGACACATACTTTCTACCAGGTGCGATGTCGTCTTCTGTAAGATTCTTAAACTCGCGTTCTAATTTAAGTCTCTCAATCTTTTTCTTCAGATCGGCATCGGACATTGTTCGCCGATTCTTAACAGCAGCTTTACGTGCTGATACCTCATTCTTATCATCTGAAGATTTGGAAGAATGTCCTCTGGCTCTTGCAAGCTGTGCTTCTGATCTTCGAACTCCCCATTTCATTCCAAGAATTCCATGGTGTGCTAAATAGGTGTTATTCATTTTGAATCTCCCTCCTTTGCGATGTAACTGGTAACACCTCCGCTGGCATTGGATGTCTGATAATATGGAACTTCATGAATCACAAGGTCTTCGCTAAGCACCTTTCCAGATGTATCCAAAGTTTGAGTCTGATGCGCCTTTGGCGTAACTTCGTACGATCCAGAATAATGCTCAGGCTCGTCCGGATCGGTGTCATCGTTTTCCGCAGCAACATTTAGACGCCATTCGTACTCACTGATTTGTGTTTTATAACACTCCAGCACGGCCGAACTAAGCGGCGGATCGAAAAGAAGTTTGACCTTCAAATGCATATAAGATTTGACAAGCATGTATTTGGATTCATCAGAAATGAAATCTTTCCACGTTGCACTCTTATCTTCGATCATGAAACCTTTGGATGGACCGACACCAAGCTGTGTAAGAATTGAGAACACAGAATTGATGTGCATGATCAAATCTGCATCGAAATGTTCATACTCCTCTGCGATACCGAGTAATTTCTTGATTGATGTCAGTACACTATCTGTAATATTCATGATCGCACCTCCATCTAACAGAGTTTTATAAACTCACTCATGCAATACCCGCTGATACCATCCACAGTCTTTACTTTATAAAAACCGGAAACAGACTCATCGTTGCATACCTTCACAACTGTATCCGAACCGATGATTCCTAATGATCTGGATGCCTGCGTCGGGTCTTTGCGAATGTTTAAATTCATACAATTTACCACAACACCCATAAGTGGCTTCTTGTTTCCTTCCATAATTTTCCTCCTAATGCCTCCATGGGCATGTATCATTTTTTCGTCGTTCATTTGGAACTGTTAAAAGTAGTTTCTCATCTCCATAATGTATAGCATTGTGGGTCGATAAAGTTGTTGCAATTAGATACTCTGGATTCAGAACCAAATCAGTCCGCAACAGTATATCCTGCTGCCTTATTGGGTTCATGTGATGAATAAGAATCTTTCCACGAATCTCGTAACCATCCAATCCAAGATCACATCCATTATCACGAATAATAATTTTTCTCCGAATGTCCTTCCATTCTTGAGAATTGTAAAATATCTGATTAAGGTATCTATCGAATCCGAATGTCTCTTCGCCAACTACTCCATCCAAACGAAGATACTCGTATCGTTCCTTAAAGGTTGGAATCTGCAAGAGTTCTGAATAGCATCTAAGCATCATCCACCTCATCTCCATGACCGCTATAACCACGAAATGCTTTTAATGCATCCGCATACAGTTTCTCAGAATTTTCAATAGATTTCAGATTCTGTGTCTTTGCCTCTATCAGTTCCTTCTGTTTTTCCAAAATCTCTTTTTCGATTCTTTCTTTCGTTGAACCGAGCTTTAAATAGTGAGTAATTACCTGAGATGAAGCTGTTCCCTCTCGTAACTGCTTTTCAGCCAAGTCAACCGCCAATGAAACAAGCTGATTTTCTCTCGCTTCTGGCGTTAATGCTGGACGCATCATCCTAGAAGACTCGGATTGCTTTGCTTTCCTCAAAGTTGATGCCTCCTTCCATTTAGTTGTTCGTTACTTCTGTGATAGTTCTCACATACTTTTCCAGTATTTAAAAGGACCTACAAATCATGACAATGCTACTCAACGAAAGGAGAACTAACTTTGAGCCGATCCCACAGAAACCGTTGTCAAATATCATGAGTTATAGACCCTTGTAAACACTGGAACAGCTGAAAAGGCTCCCTAAAAATACCCTCCGGGGAAATTTTAAAGACCGCCGCGATATGGGTGGGGGTATGTTTTTTAGACACCCCCCTATACCCCTTTTAGTTATATACTGGCGGTTTCGGCTTTTGATATCCCGATGAAATCACTTTTAGGAAGCTTTTTCTTTATGTTCATTTGTTTCTGATTTACTTGTAACCTTTCGATAGATATTCTGGAAATCATAACGGATTATCTCGTCAATGGCTCGCTCTACTTCCTTGTTGTTCTCTTCATCCGATAACTGATCCGATGTTCGAGCGATTCGACCAAGGTAAGCAGTTGTGTGATAACCCTTTTCCTCATCGAACATGAACCATTGAGTGAACTGTTCAAATGGATCATAAGGATTATCAAAAGTTGTAAGTGCAAACCTCATCTTACTTAGTTCACTCCTTTCCATTCAAATACTTAGAAACTGTCGAAGAAGAAACCCCAAGAGCTTCCGCAATCTCTGAAGTGCTATAGCCAGATGCGCTAAGTGCAGCGATACGATTCTGTTTAGCTGTGCTCAGAGCAGTGCTTGCACGAGGAGTTGCTCTCTGACGAATAGTATCGGTATTCGTGTTATTCAGAATTTGTGTAAGCTTATTCTCAGAAATTGCTCCGGCCTGGATAGCTTCCCATTCTTTATCCGTAATTTCAATGTTAGATCTCTTGGCTCCTACAGAACTTCTTGCCTGTGCCAGAGCCTGCTGACTAGCCTTCTTAACTTCTGCTTTCGTCATATCCGGATTGTCTTTTCTTTTAGCAGCAACTGTAGCATTCGCCATTGTCTGAGCCTGTCTCTCTCTAGGAGCATTCGCCAAAGCCAAATCCAACTTAGCATTTAAAGACTTTACTTCTTCAGAATAAGTTGCCTTAGCAGAAGCAGAGTAAGCAATTTTGCCTGTACTCATCATCTCCCTACGAGCCTGGTTAGCTAAAGACTTCATAGAATTCGCATAGTCGGCATAAGCTTCTTCCTGGGGGGTACCTGAAGAAAGAGTACGGGCGTCTTTTGTTTCAGCCATCTTTGTACTCTTCTGAGTTCTCACCTGAATTTTTCCATTCTTATCGACATACTCTTCCTTAACAGACTTGTATGACAGCGATCCATCTTCGTTGATTGTCGGAGAGCCTTTTCTCTTAAGAACCTGTGTCTCAGATTTTGCTCTTGAAATTAGAGTAGATGCTCCTTCATGGTAACGACCTTCTGAATCTACATTTCCCTGATACTTCTTCTTAAGAGAAGCGATACCATTGTCGATTTCACTCTGCTTATAATCCAGTTTGTGTTTCTCAGCATCGATTACTACCATACTGTGACGAACCGCTCTCGCTAATTCATCCTGTGTGGCTCCCTTCAAAGTCATATCAGTAATCAGATTCGATACTTTACCCATTTCTGTCTGAGTATTTCTCATAATCTTATACTCTTTACCATTACGATAATAATGGTCTATGCCATCAGCATCTTTCTTAACAGTTCCACCATAAGCATCCTTGGTATCGAAACCTTCCAAACCTTTTAATGGAGAAGTGGAAGTAATCTTTACCTTACTCTTTGTGGAGTTACAAGGAATTACCATTACGGTATCACCATCAAAGTCCGCTCCGGATAAACGGTCCGCATTCTTCTTATTGATACCGATTGCATCCGCCGGTGTATTTCCGAGAACGCTCTTTCCTTCAGCCAATTTATTGTTGACCTTCAGAATAGGAATCTCAAAAGTTCCACCATGCGGGTATCGAATCAAAGCAACTGTTTCTCCATCTTTGTAGTTTGGAGCATACACCTCATTGTCTTTGATTGTTGTTAATGGGAGAATTACCTGATACTTCTGACGAGGTAACGCCGCTGCCTGCAAATGTACGGCGGCCGCATCGCAATCGTCAGCAAATGATTTTAACAGAGCCTTCTTTACAGTGGGGTTTGTTAATGAACAGATTTCATCATATTCTGCCTGCTTATCAGCTTTTGCCAAACCTAACTGCTTTTTGATAAGTGTCAAACTCTGCTTAGAAAGAAACTGTGACGGAAGTGTCTTACTCCATTCACCCCAATCGCCTTCTTCTGCTCTCTTATTGATCAGAGAAAGAGACTGTTTTTTTCCGGTTACAGGATCTGTATACTTACCCTTTGGATCATCGTAATAGCTCTGACCTCCATGCTCCTTAATCAGGGAACCAAACGGATTATCTGGATCATCCTTAATTTTCTTAAGAACATCTTTTGTAGGAGTGCCAGACTTTTTATTAGTGTTGAAAATCACATCAACGCCATCCGGCATATTATCAGAGTAAACAGCCATACCTTTAAGGTAGTGAGTTCCATCAACCATAATACGGACCTGTGCATAATGAGAATCGCCTAAAGACAGGTCTTTCACGCCTCTACGGAGTTCAATTACACCATCCTTATCAACACCACCTTGATCGGCATAGCGGATCTGCAAGCGCTTTGAATCCATGCTGGCCGGATACTCAAAAGATTTTCTGAAAGACTCCCCATTGTCATAGGAGATGTAGTCTCTTACAGAATGGACATTCTCGAAGTCATAAATATCTTTGTGCTCGGTTCCCGGTGGACAAATGACCTTGATATTGGTCTGCTTTCCAGGATTGGTAACCTGTGGAACGCCGCCGCCATAAATCGGATAACCTTCCAATTCCAGCATATAAAGAGCCTGGTTTAGTTTTTCTTTTGACACGCCAAGTTCTCTTTCAACGCCGGTTCCGACATCGATCATTCCCTTTTCTTCAATGAGTTTTCGCAGAACATCCGCAGTGGCCTTAGCCTGGTTCATTCTGTTTTCCGAAGTTTCGTTCAATAAAGAGCGGACAGACGAGTCATTAGCAAATCCCATCTTATCGGCAATTTCATTTAAACTGTAACCTTTTTCACGAAGACCCTTTGCTGTTGCTACCTGAAGAGCACGACGTTCATCTTTAGCGAGGCTCATCTGAGTACGAAGCTGTGTGGTAGTCAAACCCATATTCTTAGCAATGTCTGTTTCGCTCATTCCGGATTTTTTTAATTCCTGAACACGACTAAGAAAATCACCGCTATGCTGATATGGATTCTCTCCAGAACCATAAGGGTAACGCCCAGAACGCCGTGGCATACCATAATGCATTAAAATATCTTCCACAATGGAATTCATAGCTTACCCCTCCTGTTCTCTGATTTTCTTAATCACCTTATCAAAAGTAATAATTCGGTCCATGATTGGAACAATATCTTCAGCCGTTGGGTTATGATACAGAATTTCATTGTTCTGATAGATTCTCAATTCCATTTCAATATCCCCAGGCTTCACTTTATATTCCAAACAAAAAAGAGCGGCATATATTTCAAGCTGCTCCATGTGCGCCGGAATCTTTCCGGTCTTCAAATCGTGAATTCTTAAGAAGTTATTCCGAAACAAAATCGCATCGGCTGTACCAAAACAATTATCGGAATAGTAAAGGATCTGCTCCGGTGTCATCTTAAAGCCGATGGCATCATTCACATACATATTTAATGTCTGCTTCGATTTTGGTAATTTCTGATTGAGCATGATGCACTGTGCTGCAAATGCATGTAATACGGTTCCTTTTTGTGTGGCAAGGAAATTTCGATATGCTTCCGCAACTTTATCCTCACCATAATTTATCCAGTGATATTTACTGGCACCAAGAAAGGCGTGTTGTCCTTCAAGGTTCGAATGATTGTTGAAGTTCATCCAGTACCTCCTCTTTATTCTCTGGACATATAAATCTTGAAAACGACATCTGATTCATACGATCCACATAATATTCCTGATTCGGCTGCTTCTTTGCGCCAGCGCTTTTTTTACATTCTAAGGAAGCCCATTTGTCTTTGTGAAGAACCAGCAAATCTGGAATGCCCTGAATGTAGGTCGGGTCATTTTTCATCACGATACAACCCGGAAATCTTTCTTTCAGTTCCTTGATCAAATTTGCCTGGAACTTATTTTCCAACATAATGGAGTCTCCTTTCAATTTTCTAAAAACTCAAAAGAGGATGTGGTATTTAATAAAAATGCCTATTTATCCTCTCTCTTCATAAAAGGGCATGTTTTTTTCGCGCGCAAAAAAGAGCATAAAAAAAGACAGAGACACGATTAAGCATCTCTGTCCAAATATGTAGTTGTCAGCTGTTATTTCTTAAATACCGGATCAGTATCCAAATCAACCATAAGCCACCGGTACACAATGTAAGAATCACATCAAGGATTAACCCAGCCGTGCTACGCTTTTTCTTTCCACCTTTACTCATCTATCGTTTCTCCTTTCTCAGCTTCTATAGCTTTTCGATCTTTCTTAAATATCTTTCCTAAACCACTCTTAGCAGAATCCATAGTTTCAGAAACACTTTCTTTCAAACGTTCTTTCTTCTCCTGCTTCTCAGCGGCCTTCTGTTCTTTAGCCTCCTGTTTAATACGAACGTCATCATCAAATATCTTTTGGCTCTCCTCGATAACTTCAGCCGTTATGTATCTCAGACAAACAGTTGTACCGACTTTCACCTTAGCGCCCTGCTTAGGATTTGAGTCTATGACTTGGGTATCCTCGTAATCTCGATACTTTGGATCTGCTTCTTTCATACGAAGCTTACTCTTTGAAACTTTCAAGCCACGTTCCGTCAGTAATTCTTCTGCCTGTTCCAAATCTATCGGAAACCCCTTACGATATAATTCTGGAATAATAACTTTCGTATCTATTTTCTCAGTCGGCTTATTCTGAGCATTATCTATTGCTTTTTCAACCAAAGGTGTAACCGCAGTAATCAAACCACCAACAGCTCCGATTGCTCCTATGACACCCGAAATGTTTTTATTTGATTTCGTTCCCATATAATCACCCTTTCCATACTCAAGTAGGAATTTAGGGCAAATAAAAAGTGCGCCCCAATTTGAGAGACGCACCGAAAAAGCGCATCTCTTATTGTTGCCACACAATCTCTTCGCCGTTCAAGGGTACGAGTAAAAGAGAATACACTTTTTACCAAAGTTATTCCCTCGAACGCGATTTCATTATTAGATTGTGTGGCTCTTATAGTATAGCATGAAGCACACAAAATGGAAAGCGGATTCTGTAGCCAGATCCTAGGCTGCAAGCATCTTAGCTCGCTTTGCCATATCATCATAAACCACCTTGGTTCCGTCTGCTAAATATACGACAATGCTCATGTAGTTGTACGGACGATAATCCTGGGCTTCTTTTGATAACCGCGGATACACAAATTTGAAATTATTGAAAATATCTTTCCATGTTACTTTACGCTTTACATTCACGGCAAACCTCCCATCAGATACAAGCTACCATATGGATATCCGAAATACGGACCTCCGGCACCGGAATAAAAATCCCTCGGAATTGTATATCCAAGCATCACGTCTTCAAAAGATCTGTACGGTGGATTATCAACCCAGAGCCATCCTTGTGACATGAGTACCTCACTCTTCATCATCACATATGCACCCTTTGGAATATCTTTATTCACTCGCAAGTGATACGGAAAATGTTCACACAACCAATCCTCGACCAATTTCTTATCATCGGTCATAAAATCACCTCTTTCTTACTTCTGGTCAAAAACCCACTTTTATTCGCCTATTACTATATATTTTTAAACTTTCTATCATAATAGTTTGGTATTAAAAGTGGGAAAGTGGGCAGAAAGCCCGCAAACCCGCATAAATACTGGGTTTTTACTGGTCAAATCCAGGTTTTTGAAAGTGGGCAAAACCGGGCAAATGGCCAAAAAAATGACCAAAATTCATAATTTTTCTCCAAATTGACACCGATTTTTCAGTTCTGGTCAAAAATATCCGGGCTTTGGTCAAATCCTAAAAACCAAAAGTGGGCAGAAAAATGACCTGCTACTACAAAGATTTTTAACCTAGATTAGCTGAAATCGGTCAGAAATTTCGTCTCTGATAGGGCAAATTACGCTTCACAACAGGCTTATAATTGTATGTAGACATCTTAGAATCTGGCACACACTTTACAGATTTGGACTTCCGACCGGTGCGAATTTTACGAGACTTCTCGTTTTCATAGTACAGTTTGAAGAACTTGTTCAGTGCCTCCACAGCTTTTTCCATCGGCTCCAAAACTTCGTTCCACGCCTTCGCTAAGGCTTCACAAGCTTTCTGTAATTCTTCCATAGTCATCATCTCGCCTACCTCCAAACCTTTCCCGTTCTTTTATCCTTCAGCACAACTCGTCCCTCAATATGGAAATCCGCCAATTCGCAAAGTGAAAACAGGGTATTCAGTAACTGATGAAATCTCACATCATCTTTGTCCTGTTCCTGCTCCACATTCTTAATCGCATTGTAAGCTGTCGGATCATTGTAACCCTCTGCATTTTTTCTGTCGTCTTTAGCTGTCATCTCTACCTCCCCATCTCATGGAATCGTCCATCCACATTGCAGCATTTATAACGGACAGAACTATATATCCACCGAAAATAAGAATAGCTGCCAGAATAATAATTCCTAAAATTAAATATCCCATTTACTTACCCTCCACTTCTTCTAATCGAACACCGCCGTATACCCACAGATCCTCTTTGAGCTTGTCCATATCCAACTCATTGTTTTGCCACTTTTCATAATATTTGAGAACATACTCTGTAAACTCCGGAATCCGCTTTGCATATGACTTTGGCCAATAATGATCCATCAGCACTTCAAGCGGCAGAGTAAGCAGAAGAATCATCGCCTGATTGATAGCATCATTTGTAGCCTCCCGCTTAACTCTATCCAGTTCACCAGATATCTTTTCTCGAACCAGGGCATCTAACTGAGCTCTTGTAAGATTGTATGTAGCGGTTTTAGATTTCTGCTCGCACTTCTGTGCTCTTCTCCTTTCAGCCCGGCTCATATAGCCGCCTCCTTAATTCATAATGCAATTTTCTCTTGATACAAATAATAAAACGCCCAACATTAGAGTAAATAAAAAGAACGTTGCATCCCATTCGATTAGGATTGTCAACGCTCCAAGTACGATAAATATGATTCCATATATCTTGTTCTTAATTAAATCCTTTCTCAACATTGTCTTTCTCCTCTTTTGACTTCGCGATGCCACCTGCTACATCATCCATTTTTGTCATTACTCCGGCTTCTCTGAACCGTCCGTATGCTCTGGCTGTAGCACAGTGCTCAATGCATTTCATAACCCGGTCGAGCAGTGCATACAGGCATACGTAGGCGATAAGAAACATGATAATAATCTGAATAACTGTAAAATGCATAAATTTAATCCTCCTTGTCTGCAACATAAACAACGATAGTATTCTCAATATTTTCATCGTTTTCAATACTTGTGACTGTCATATTCAGAATTTCTTCTGATAGGCTTTTGACCATAAAGTCGTTTCTGAGTAAACAGATTTCCTCATCTAGGCCTTTTATGATCTGTGCATCATTCCACTGAATAAGTGGCAGAATATCTTTTACTTTAACCATTACACTCACCCCTCTAATCATTTCACTATTAACAGGTTTTAATAATCCTTTTGCTTGAGCATCAAATATAATCGCCGATGCTTCCAATAATTTAAATGAAGAGCGGTGATAGCAACGTCCTGGAATATACATTACTGATTGACCATCTCTTGTTGCTTCATACACCTTTATAAGAAACTCTTTCTGGTAATCCATTAAATGTAAGCCTAAGACTTGTTCGACAAATTCAACTACATCCATATCTTAATCCTCCTCTGTTTTTCCAGCAATCAACTCAGAATATGGCAGAGTCTCAATCCATTTGCAGAAGTTCCGCCACTCGTCCAGTTTGTGATCCTTACGGGATTTATAGATGTTTGCCAGAACTTCATAATTCATCATGACATTTCTGGTCTGGTTATAGCTGCTCGGAAGGAGCTGGATCATCTGCCACCAAATTTCTTTATCGTTTTTTCCGTAACATCTTTGATTACCGTTTTCATATGATAATATTCCACCATTCAAATATACGTCTCTAAATACATTTAAAGCATCTATAGTCTCTTTTAATACATCCGTAGACTGCCTGATATGAATATGCTCACAGCTAAAATCATCCAGCGTAAACTCCTTGGCCTGAATCTTATGCATGGTACTACAGCTGTTGGCAACAGTTCCGACTTTGTAAGTATCAAATTCTTTCCACCAATATAACGGTGCTGTGATCCTCACGTACACCGGTAACATTCTCATAAATTTTCTATGATCTGTACCAGCATTGGATAAACGTTGCATGAGGGAGTGATCGTTTTCGCCAACTATTAAATATTTGTTGACCGCTCCACACTCACGAATTCCATCGCAGTCTAAACATTTACTTATACCGTTATATGTTTCACACCCATTGAAACTATCAGTTTTATTCCACGAATTCATTGGATTACGCATACCCTCAATGATAAACTCCATCTGCTCTGGACTTGCCAGAACTACATGCTCTAATTTAATGCTCATTCGCAATACCCTCCCAGTTCGATATTTACAAGTTTTTCAGCTTCTATTTCCAGAATATTTACTTCGATATCAGATACATTCTCAACGATGGTCATCTGCCCTCTTGCAATTTCTTTTTCGTAAAGTTCTTTAATTATTAGATCTTTAGCTGCTTCTGCTACGTCTTTTTCCGTATAGATACCAAATATATTTTCTATATGTCCATATCCATCGTAATAGGTATTTCCATGAACCACATATAAAATCATCTTGTTCTCCTTTCAAAATATCCAGATCCCCACCAATCTGGATTATTATGCTCCTGTGTTAAGCATAGCCCACGGTTTTAATTACTCTTCTTCCTTCTCATAAGGAAGCTGGATCACATCTCCACCAGGAATCGTGACCGACTGCATAAGCTGACCGGTTTCCTCATCGAAGTAAATGTTATCCATTGCGTGATCCCACTCTTCGAACTGCTCAGCGATGTTTCTGCCTTTTTCCTTACGCATGTTGATAAGCTCGTCATGAACCACACGTCTCCAGGATCTTGCGATTTCCATACGACTCTGTGCAAGGATGTTGTACAGACCATTCTCAGTCACAAAGTTGACGGAACGTCTCTGGCCTGCTACTACTAAAGGTAGTTTCAGCTTCTCATCCTCTTCGCACATTTCGAGCATTCTCCACTCGTTACCGCTACTGTAGCCAATAGCATGACTAATATCTTTTGCCTTGAACAGCGGAGCGTCCAGATCTCCATATACATTAAGGCGCTTTCCTCCAAACGAAATACTTCCGGCAATTTTAATCTCTTTACTCATCTCTGTTTATTCCTTTCTCTTTGTAATTTAACGTCCATAGCTTTTTGTAACTCTTCTGGTGTAATATTAAAAATGGACTTAAGGAATTCCAGGCAAATATAAGCATCCGCCATCTCTTCCAAAAGTCCAATTCTATTATCATACCCACGAATCTGTTTACTGATTGCCTGTGTAAGTTCCGCAAACTCTTCCATGGCAATCGTACACTTTAATTTCCATGGCTGACTCTCAACACTTCTTCTGATAATTCTCCGCCGCTCTTTATCCGACAACTCGATGTTGCTTTTCATGCACTGGATAAATCTATTTCGATCCATCGGTTGCCTCCATCCGAGCTTTAGCAGCTTCCTTTCGCTCCTTGTACTCCGCTTCGTCGATTTCAGCAAAGCCGTTCGGAGCTTCTTTAAAATATCTGTTAATTGCTACCTTGTCCATGGACGGAGTGATTACGTATAGAATTCCGACGGTATCATAATCACCTTTCGCCGGATCTACAAGGAAATCCTCCGTATAAATCTTAAAGGCTCTATCAGCCGGCATATAAGGCATAGTGATCGGATACAGTTCGTCCATAACAGTATCAATCAGTCCACTGTGATATGGAGCATCCGGACAGTTGATGTTCACGCCATGATAGCGATCAACGTCTCTGTACTTAACCGTGCCATCAGCATACACGTACTTAAACAAGGAAGACATGCGTTTGCACTGATAGTTACGCTCTTCTCCCTTCAGACCACTCATATCAGAAATATCACTCCATACCTCGTCAGTATCCTCAATTGGAAGAAGTGGCTTGTTGTTGATCAGACGGTTCAGAATAGCCTTAGTCAGACCAATACTGAAACCAGAATGACCGTCCTCACACAGAGAGCCAAAGGCCTTCAATGCGCTCTCATAGCAAGCACAACCGTAATCCCATTCTCCGTCTTTCCGGTCCGGCTTTTCTCTACGACACGCAATAGCTACTTCATTTTCAGCCCAGCGTTCGAGATTTGATCTCTCGCGGCAAGAACCGATAGAGCGATTTCTGTCATCTATGTACTCATTTGCAAATATCTTTCTGCAATTTCCACCAAATGCTTCCACGATTTCCGGAAGGTTATCATTTACAGCATCGAAGATCAGTCCGTACTTTTTACACCACTCTACGGCATCTTGGGTCTGCTCTTCATTTCTGGATGTCCAGAGAATCAGCTTTTCTCCGTTAGTCTGTCTCTTTTTCAGATACTCGATGAGCTCCTCGTTTGGCATACCGATCTCCGGCCACTTGTTCTCGCATAAAGTTCCATCAAAATCTACTGCAATAATGTTCTGTTTCATTTCTTTTTCTCCTTTCAGTTTTCAATCCATTCGTTATCGATATAGTAAAAACCAAATACGCATAGTCCGATAACAATTATCCAAATCACCCAGAATAACCATAGTTCCCAATCACTTTCCAAATAATCAACAGTTTCTTCAATGGTGCTGTTTTCATAAAATGAAGAATTATCAGATATGGTTTTATCCCGTAATTCAGTAAATATGGTTCCTATATATTCCGTATCAACTCCATAATACTTATGCCGGACATGACTTGATTCTTTTATAGTGTCAATATGTTTGGTACTTGGAAACTCTACTTTGTTCGATGGGAAGATGTGTCCTAAAAATGTAATTTCCGAACATCTTTGTTCTTCGCTTCCTGCATAGTCCCAAGACCAATAAGTTTCAGTTTTGGTATGTGTCTTTCCTTTAGAATCGGTTGTAGTGACGGTTCGTGTATGCATATTGTAATGTTCCTCTATTTTTTCTATATACATATACTCCCCGTTAATTTCTGGATATGAAACAGTATCCACAGCCTTCAAATCTCCATAAACGAACGCATAACCGACGTTGGTTATCATCCCATATTCAAACAGCTCAGAGCTTTCGATTTTAATAGCTTTATTGTACTTTTCGTTCCGATCCAGAATATAGTTTGAAATTCTCCCAGAAATCACAAAACCAATAAGAAGCATCATTGCGATTATGGATATACTTGCCAGAATCTCACGCTTAGTAATTTCAAAATCTCCAAAATCAAAGCCTCTATTTTTCATGGCATCAATCTCCAAATAAATTTTGAGGCGCATCTACAGGAGCACCATAATCAAGGTACTGATACTGCTGCGTTTCATATCCCAAAATATTTAAAAAGAATCGAGTAGGAAATTTTCTAACATAGCGATTGTATTCTTTAATCTGCTTGTTATAATTTTCTCTATATTCGGCGATTAAATTTTCAGTAATGGACAATTCATTCATCAGTTCCTTGTAATTTTCATTGGATTTTAATTCTGGATATGCCTCTGTAACAGCCGTTATTGCAGTGGTTACATTTTCAAGGTTGGTTGTTTTCCCTCGACCTTCTACAATAGCCGTAAGAGTTTCTGCCTCATGCTTATCGTACTGCTTAACACAATCAGCCAGATTATATACAAGGTCGACTCTCCTTTTTTCCTGTACCTTGATGTCAGAATCAGCCGTATTGACCTGCTCCTCCATTGCAAACGCTTTGTTTTGTGCTCCCTGTACTCCAAAAATACACATAAAAATAACCGCTATAATTCCAGCGGCCACGATAAGTACCAGTTTCCAATTTTCTTTAATTGCTTTCATATTCTACTCATCCTCCTTAATAATCCCGATAAATTCCACTCGCTCTTCTGCCAGACTTACGAAATACCTTTTTCCCTTATAATCGACGATGTCACCCTCGTACTTATAATTCTTGTCCGGCTCCGAAGCATACGCTAAGATGTTTATTTTTGTCGTTCTATTCATAGCTCCTCCAAATATCAAGCTCCAGGTTGCATGGCTGATTGATCCGCATACTGCAATGCCTGAAGTTTTTTCTTCATATTGTCTAAAATATACTCGACTGTGATTTTCGTTGTCTGCGCCAGTTTTATATACTTAGAATGTTCCTCGTACCACTTGAATATCTCATAGAGATTTCCACTCTGCCAACTGAATGACCACCAATCGCAAATCATCTCGATGATGTAATCGTATGGCATTTCCAAAACGGTCTCCAGTTCGCCATCTTCCATATCATCATGAATAAGAATCCAGTGCTGCCAATGATGAGGATTTCTGTGAATATGAAGTAACCATGCTCGCTGATATCGCTGTACAACCTCATAAGAGCGATTATTTCCATAGAAATATGCATCGTATGCCTCATACTCATCCGGTTCGTTCTTAGACTGATCATGAGCAAATTCCGTATTCCACCCGGCGGTGAGTGTATTTGTCATAAGTCCCGGTAAATTCTCAGAAAGCCAGTCGAACCCTCTTTTCACATTAGCTCGATGTCTGACTAAATATTGATTGTACTGAAAGCTCACTTTTGACCCTCCTTCTTTTTCGTTGTTATTAACCTTTCATAAAGCTCTCTCGCTTCATCTCCTTGGAAAGCATTGATAATCTCTACAGACTGATTCATCCGTTTTCTTCCCACAACCATTACTCCAGTGTCGTTTTTGTTTGAGAAATCAACACTAACTAATATACTATCTACCATTTTCAGCCTCCTTCCAGTAAACAGGTTTATCTGAATTGGCATTCATCGGCTCTGCCAAACAGTCGTTACACGGATCAAATTTTTCTTCGAGATCCTTATGCTCGCAGGTTTTGCAATAGGTTTTGAAATCAACCTCTTTGTAAACATTTTCCATAAGCTATTCCTTTCACATGTAATAGCGGAGCCAGATCGCATACCATACCTGCTCATATGTACAGTTGGATAATAAGGTTTTAAATTCCTCCTCCGACAGAGACTTTATCTGAAATGACATAACTCGCAAAAATATAATGATGTTCCTAAGAACTTCTGTCATCTGTATCACCTCCGCTTTATGCTGCCATACCAGATGACTGCTCAAATGATATGGGCTTTTTATTGATCCATTTAGTTTCATTAAATGTTTTCTTATCTTTCAATGCTTTGCTGATGGCAAGATCAATACCAGACCTGGATTTTAAATGGTAGTAATACAGATCTGTATATGGCGTATTCATTCTGTCTATTCGACCAGCAGACTGCGCCATAATCTTATACGAATAATTCTGAGAATAGAATATAATCGTGTCCGTCGTAATGCAGTTCCATCCTTCAGCCCCGGCATTGTACTGAACCAAATATACCCATGCATCGCTAGTCGGCACTGGCTGATGTTTGTGTCCGTTCCACTCTCCGACTTCATATCCAGAGAATATCTCTTTCAGAAGCTCAAGCTCATAATCGAAATTGTAGAATATAATCGCTTTCGGATGCTTCTCCACAATTTCCAGTAAAGCTATTTGTCTGGACTGATCGGTGTTTACAATTTTTCTCCATACATAGCATAGACCGGCAGCATTGATAATTGGTTCTTTTTTAAACGGGTCCCATCTGGTTTTTCCGACATCTTTATACCTTTCGATATTGTACTTGACATAAATATCCTCATGATGCGAAACCGTTTGGCGCTTAAAATCCATATTCACCAAGATTTTATTTCGCAATCGAATCAATCTTCCAGTATTCAAATATCGGTCAACTTTAGGAAATTTGCTGAAACGACTATAGACTATATGCTCCCTTGTAAATTCGCTTCGGTTTTTATAAAATCCATTAGCCACAAACACCGGAATATAATCCTGCCACGTATCACCAGGAGTTGCAGATAACAGTATCCACTCATTTACCTTAGCTATTTTCAAGAATGCTTTAACCCATGTTCCAGCGCCTATAACACGCTGCTCATCAAATATAAAGAAAGCATCCTTAACATCTGCATACTTCTTGATATTGTTCCACGAATCAATCACAACCTTATTGGTATACAAGTTCTTGTCTTTATCGGTAGACAACAGAAACGGTGAGAGTTCCTCTTCCCATTCAAAGGTGTCTCGTTTTCTAGCGGTTGTGATTATATACAAATCCTTAATGTTCACATCGTCCATAGGAACATACTCATCCGTTCCAAGCTCTCCGCCATTTCGAACATAATAGTAGGCCAACGAAGTTCTGGATTTTCCGCTACCAACACCGCCGCAAAGTATGCAGCCATTTCGCATTCGTCGTACAGCTTCTTCCTGATAGTCCCGTAATTCTACCCCAGCCATCACACACCTTTCGTGACGAATCCATCTTCTGCCTCAACTTCATAGCCGTCGCCCTCCAGATCTGCTTTTGGACCATACAAGAGCATACAAGTCGTGATAGTTTCATCGCTCTGATTCTCTGAATGATAAAATTCATACAGGCAGTCCAGCACTTTTTTAGTGATAGATAATTTACGACAATCGTACACAACCTTGCTTAAATCTGAAACGCCCATGATTTTAGCAACATTGTCATAAAGCTCACTGATTCCGCATGTACACTGCTCTTTCGAAATAGAATATCTTTTTTTCATTCGTCATCACCCTTTCCAAATAACTTGTTAATCTGACGGAGCATTCTTCTTGTACTCCATACATCTGAGAAATACATAGGCGTATACCAATAATTTTCAGATGAATCGTCCGTAGAAATTGGGTCAGTTATTGAGTTACCTATTTTTATAAATCCAGCCAATCCAAGAAGCGAGATTTGGATATAACACATCAGACCAACAATCTCATCAACGTCTTGTGCAACTACTAAAATATGATTCTGGTAGTTCTTCGGTGGATCGCAATGGTCAAGCTGCTTTCGTATCACATGCACACCGGCAATCAAAGTTGCCCCAGCGCCGCAGCATGGATCGTTAATCGAAATATAATCATACTGCTCTATCTTTTCTAAAACATCAGTCGCTACCACTTCTGCCATGAGTTCGCATACATGATATGGTGTGAAGAATTGACCAGCTGAACGATTTCCAAGATCCAACCGCATAAACATTTTTCCGAGGAAATCCTGCTCCTGGTTCTGATCCAGTGTCATAGTTGTGTATGCTGCTAATTCTGGAAATATAGCTTGCTCTTCTTTTGAATACTGATGAATGATTTTCAGATACCGCTTCTCTCTTTGGCCGTAGTTTTCCTTGTCCAAAACATTCGAGATTGAACATGCATGAAGTAAAATATAATCTCTCCACACATCCCATGCTCGATGTCTGTATGTAAGTTTCTGAAAAGATTTTAAGAATTTATCCTCCCAGTCAATTTTCGGTTCAGATTTCGTAATTACTTCCAGTGTTTTCTCATCCTTCTTTTTCGTTTCACCGAAAGTTGGTTGCCACTTAGGTGGCGGTTCTTTTGCTTTGAATGTTTTAGGTACCGTAGTCTTAATCTGTGGTTTTGACTTCGGTTTTTTCTTATTCCAAAACATAATTTCTCTCATTTCATACAGTAAGAGTGCCGGTTTTGACACCGACACCCTCAAAATATGTTTTTTAATTGAATGGAATATCTTCCGTCTCATCAGAATCATCATAACGACGATTATTCTTAGCATATTTAGAACTAATCGGATCGTCATCAACTTTCTGAAACACTTCCATGCTCTTAACGTACAAAGATTTGCCATTCGGACCTTCATACGGATTTAATACAACATTTACGCTCTCGACCCACATATCATCAATAACACTTACGGATTCAGCGTCCAGTAGAGTGGCGTTTTCTTCTTCAGTAACTAAATATATTTTTGGCGGCCAAGAGCTATCGTAATTAACTTTGATGACCACATAGTATCTAGGAATGAATCCCTCTTCTTCGCCCTCTCTAGGCTTAGTTAATTTAACATTATATCCCTCGTCAATCAGCCTTCTTGCCTGCTCAATGTCCGGAATGATAAGATTTGCTTTTCTCTGATCGTTTCCAAAACGGTCTCTTTTTGGATCTCCAGAAAAGTTCGTGTCATAAATAAATTTAGCACCTTCGATAATTACAAGATTTGTTCTCATTTTAGTCTCCTTTATTTTTTTTTTAATTTTCCGGTGGATTCATTGCGTGCTTCATCACAATATCTGAAATATCATAATCAAGGTCACAGTCCATATGGAAGTTATCGTTGTTGAAATGCGGGCAGTCGAAGCATGTCCGATACTTATCCTCTCCGCAAGGCATCGCCCATGGAACAACACAATCGACATCAGCGTCATTTGCACCAAGTTCCGGAACATACGGATCATCAGATACAAACCATTCAAAGTCTCCGTACTGAGAAATAGTCTTTACAGCCTCGTCGACCAGCTTGTCATAATAGGAACGATCAATACAGTCTCCCTTTTCGAGTTCTTTTACCATCTCCGATTCCATCCAGCGATAACCTTTGGAACCGGTTGCAGCATAATAATGACCGTCCTTTTCTCTCATCAGAAGTCCCGCTCCGTATCCATCTTTCATCGGACAGAACTGACCAACCTTTCCAATAAAGTGATAGTCGTGTCCTTTTTCGATCAATGGAGTAAGCTTCTGACATGTGGCTTCAAAAGTTGTATCAGATAACAGTCCTTTCTTATAGTCACTCTCTGCCTTGCTGAATTCTTTTTCTTCCTTGCTGACATCCGGTAATTCCTCATTCAGATCCAAATATAAAGAGCTGCTCACAGATTTTGTCTCACACATATCTTCAAATGCGATGTCTTCTCTGCTGAACAGCTTCTTAAATACATATGGAATCTGGAACTGAGTACCCGTTGCCGTCCATTTTCCACCTTTCTTTTTGTTGTCGCCAGGGACATAACCATACATCTTCTGGCATTCTTCTGCTGATTTGTACTTTGCGATATATACAGCATCATTAACCAAGCACATCCGATCATACGTAGCCTCGTGCTCAAACGTGTATCCGTATCTCTCACCAAAGTCCATAACGAACTGAATAATCTCTGGCGTTGCATCTGGGATCTTAATAGAGTCTGTCTTAATATGAGCAACCTGGAATCCGCGCTTTAGAACCTCATTCTTAAGGTCGATCATGAATAATGCTCCACGTTTCGCCACAATGTTATCGATGTTTCTTGGATCACGGAATGGATTATCAAAGGATGCCGATGTGAGACCGTATACGGAATTGATAGCTGTCTTCAGTGCATTGGCAAGATCTTTTGATGTCATCTCGCCGTCAATAACTCTCTGAATATACGGAGTAAGCTTGCCATCCAGCATGGTATTAACAATATCCCAAGCCTCATGTTTAATGCTTACACGACCCTCAACAATATCACGGAACGCCTTCGTAAATCTCGGTCCAAACAGAACCTCAGCAATAGCACTGTGCGGATGCATTGAAGAAATATCCAGGAGTGCTGCATTTCCATACATTCCGGGTACGCCCTGTGCAAATCCGCCCTCGCCTACTTCTTCTCCACGATATGTAGATTTTCCATGGTCAAATACATACCCAGGGAAATATGGAAGAATGCTGTGAGCTTCAAATGGAACTTCGTCCTTATCGTTGTACTTCCAACCATAGTGAGGCTCCTCCATCATCTTCGGGCAGGCTTCCTTAAGGAAATCCATACTCTCCTTATCCAGCGACTCTACCGGTTCTGCCAGATTTCTGTAATGGAACTCTGATTGTGGTTTCCGGTTGTTTCCAAATATAATTCTGGTTGTAAGAGAATTCGTAGTATCATTAACGGTCATCTCTGCTAAATCTGCCAGAATCTGTCGCGCCGTCCAGTCAGCCTCAAGATAATTAAAGGCCGCCTCAGTAGCAATAACATCGTTATCACAATACTCAGCGACCTTAATCCAAAGCTCTTCCGGAACTGGTTGATCCCATGGAAGACCAAGCTCCTGGTGATGTGTTCCTGCCTTGATAATTCTTATTTTTTCGTCTGAGAATCCTTTTTTCTTGAGATCGTCATCGGTGAGGTTTCCCATCTCAATTTCCAATTTCTTAAGACTCTTCTTATTACCAGCCGAAGCGAAATCATACACATCCGTATAGGATACGTTGTACGCTTCTCCAAAGAAACAGTTCCGTCCTCCGTTGATGATTTTCTGCGAAAGGTTATAGAGCTGTTCGTTTGTATAACCCATCAACCTTGCGTACAGAATATGGTTATCATATCTCCGACAGTTGAAGCCAATCAGTCTGAACCGCATCAGCTCCTCGATCTCACTCGGAGACGGGTTAATCATTCTTACAACAGGCTTTCCCTCGCCCTCGATCTTCCAGTTCACAAGGAATAAGTTTGGGAAAACCTCAATATCATAGAATACCAGCTTTGCATTATCGTTTTTCACCGCTGTGGACGGATCTGCGGATTTAAACTGCATTTTGTTGACCAACTTAATACAGTAATCTGCCTGATGAGTGCTGTTTGCTGCAAATGCTAATACTGCATTGCGCATATCTGTGACATCGTACTTCAAATCACTTCCATACGCATCTTCCAGTATCTTGTAGATAAAATCGATACTGGGCTTAGTTCCCGGATGTATCTCTTTATTAAGATTCCGTTTGATCAGTGTTCTAAGCCCTTTCTCGCTCTTAATCGCTTCAAAATTTACCATTTTTTGTTCTCCTTTCAGCGGTAAACCGGAGCTAATTGTTGCGATAGGCAAATTATTACACTTTGACAGCATACGCCGTAAAGAGCTTTTGCCCGTGAACACCTTAACTTCAACATGGTCGTCATATACTCTGCTAAGCTGCGTCGGATCGCCGGTATAAATATAATGAAGATGTATACCTTGTCCCGATTTACTAAGCTCGGCATAGGTCGGCGGCCACTTACTTGCTTCTGCTAAATTCTTTTCAAATGACTTATTTCCAGACGAATCTGAAATATCAAAGTCAATCACGATATGATTCTCCGGAACTTTCACATAATGAAGTTTTTTCGTATCAATTCCAGATAATTTCGTGCGAACAGAATCCCATTTTTTCTGAGGTGTTTCGTTTTCCGAAGCATACTGCGCGGGGCATTCCGAGCACACATCATCAAATATAGATTCAGTGCTATCGAATTGGATCAGTGCCGGTTTGACTACTTCTGCCTTTTCCTCTACAGTTTCTTCTTCAAATTTTTCTGTCCTGAACCCGATGTAATAGCTTCTAACCCGAGTTCCATCATCCAGATTAAAGCGTTCCTGAAAATCATGAAAATAGTTTTTAAGTTCCTCTTTGAACACCCTCTGTGAGAACGGGAACCCGACCTTGGCATCGTCACAGTAGGTTTTGTACATCTCCCATGCGGCTTTCAAGGTTGTCCCATTTTCTTTCTTAAATACATGATACGAATCGATAATGAAGTTATAGAAATCATTAGATGCACCAAGCATCGTAATCGGAATATAATCGTCATAACGACCAGGATTGTTCAAATATACCTCCTGGCAGTGGTAGGCGATAGCTCCCAACTCAAATTCCACTTGCTTCACGATCGTTTTGTATTCTTTTGGATTCAGCTTATTTCCAGACGGCGATACATCAATCAATCGTCGAATCAGACCGGACTTCGCATCTGTAATCTTGACCGGCTTATTCGTTCCCATAAACAGGAAACATTTAAACCGGTTTGAGTATGTAGACTTGAATTTTTCGTTCACAGTCATCAGCTCATGAGATACTAAACTGTTTAATCTGGTGTTATCCTCAATTCTCGATAAATCACCATCGTGCTGAATGGCAACCAGAGGGTTCGTTTTAAATGCTTCCAATGCAAATGAATTGCTGGAAGATCCAAGTGCTTTTGCGTCAAATACAGAATAGTATCCGTCGAAAAGCTGCTGAATAATGTTAAGAACTGTGGATTTACCGGTTCCAGCAGCTCCGTATAAAACCATAAATTTTTGCAGTTTTTTGGATTCTCCAGATACGATTGACCCTATAGCCCACTCGATTTTTGTCCGCTCTTCTTCCGAATATAAAGTGGACATCAATTTCTCATAGGCAGACAAATCGCCAGCTTCAAGCGGGTAATTCAACTTTTTGCTGGCGTAGTCTTTTTTATTAGTTTCTGTATTGGAAAATATAAGTTTGTCGTCCAACGTATGAAAGCTGTCCCTCATCTGTTTCTGACAATACTTATGCCATGAGTCGATCATACCCGACTCGGCATCCCACATATGCAGGACTTTAATATCGGAGTTAAAACGCTGGCGGTTCTCCTCAGCATATCTATCCAGTTCGCGGTCAATAAGCTGCAAGGCATCTTGCTCGTCCGTAGACCATAAACCACGTTCCTCAATCCAGATAGCATAGAAATCACCACCTCGAATCATTAGATCAGTGCTTTTTTTAATAATGAACTTTGGATAGATTTCTATTACTCCACGTTTCGTTGAACGTGTTGAAATCACCATAAAGTCGATCATCGCATTTTTTACTCTCCTTCCGGACGCTTAAGTTCCTCAATTTCCTTTTCCAGTTTTCTGATGCGCAATGCCTGATCCTTCTGCTCGATTTTCATAACAACCAGATTTGCAGTTGTCAAGGCAGCAAAGATTGTAATCTGTTTATTGAAGCTCCGCTGTTTACTGACTGCCCTTGTGACAACATCCAGTCTTTTTTCCGATGACCGTAAACTGCTGAAAATATAAGTAAGCATTTCACCCATTATTTCTTACCTCCTTTTAATCAATTCATGAAGCTTTCAACAGTCTCAAACCGCCAATTTCCTTCATTGTTGAATGTAAATATAAATTCCTGATGGTTCTTCTGACGGATGCGAATACTGTTCTTTCCGTTCTGGAACCAGCTCTCCACTTTATCCCCAGCATACTGAGGAAAATATAACTCGAACCACTTATATACTTCGCTATGGCTCATAACGTCCTCCTATCTGACATTGTCGAGATACCAGTTAGCTTGATACCAGATCTCAATATCTCTCATGTCATATCTGCAATGCTCGATTGTGAATAAACCACCCTTGCCATCCCGTTCGTAGTCACGATTAAGGAATCGCCGAATAACATCGATGGCATAAGCCTTGTCAAATTTGGAATCATCCATAGAACCTAAACCAAGACTCACAATCATATCCCAAAACCACTGACCGGTTCGGTTACCGATGTCCGGATCATCCATGATGTGCTCTTCTAAGCGTATAGCAAGGGCAATAATCATTTCTAAAACACTGCACGGACGATTATCCAAATAACTTGCAATCATATTATCCCGGTATCCTTGCTCGTTTCCGAATCTATATCGAAGATCAATTCCATCGTCATAGCGGTTGCCATCAAGAGCAATCGTATACGTGAAATCTGTATCGTGAAGCAAAGATAACAGCTTACGATACGACAAACCTCGCGAATATTCATCGTCACATACGAGCTGGTACATCCAGTCAAAATATGCATTGTTCAGCTCATCCCGTGTCATCATACCTCCATCTGATGCGGCATATCTTCTACTACTTCAGAATAGGTCCTCTGATCAAGGAGAATTTCGTAATCGCACTTTCTTGCATCGTTACGAACAAAGACTGAGTCATCCTCATACTCTCCAAAATGATTCAAAGAATCAATTCCAACAGCATCTTCCACATCCTCAATTACTTCATCATTTTCATCAGCCAACACACCATCTGCATAGTAGGTAAGACTAATCTGTTCATGCTCTTCATTATCGCCAAATTGCTCCGGCGGAATCACATACGGACCGGCTTCAGAAACAGGCTTTTCTTCCTCATCCGACCCAAAATCGGAATATCTGGTATACCCTTCTTTTTCTAATCGTCTTGCATACTCTTTGAGATCCGGTTTTTCTTTGTCTGCATCTTTAATACCTTCAGCAACAGTCTTTTTTACAGACTGATCTTTTAATTCCTGCTCACGTCTTGAGAAAACCTCCTTTACAGAGTCAATTTCTTCCTGCGCAAGAGCTTCGTATTTATCTTTAAGCAGATACCATGTCACTATCGAACCAGTCACAGTGCCGATGATAAATGCCAAAGAAAACAGAGCTTTATTACTCATCTTCGTCCTCCTCGTTCTGAATTGTCATAACAGTGAGAGCAAGCCCACCAAAAAGTAAAGAGGCACTCAACAGAATGCCTCCTGTGATATGTCTTTTTCTCTTAGTATCCAGTATGTAATCCATCATGGATATAAAATTTCCAATGCCATCCATCAGTGATGCTCCTTTCCGCCCATAAGAACGGCTAGACCACTAACAAAGCAAATGCCAGCAAATGCTGAAAATGTTAATCCCATGAAACCTGTCATAGTTTAGGACTCCTTTCTATTCATAACTTGAAAAATAATGATTACCTACTTGAAACATTGGTGTTCCGTATTTTCCATATCCGCCAGCAGTGAAGAATATCGTATCCACATTGGTTCTGGA